TCACACGGCCAAGGTTACTTTGAAATTACCAAGCGTATTCGCTGTTTCCGGGAATAGATAGGCAGTGCCCCCATTGTTGGCTCCGGGTGTAACATCCGCCAACTTCCAGCCGACAAACACGATCTCCACTTGCCCCTCTGCGATCAGTTGCGTACCAACCGTGGGAGCAAAACTCCAATCTCCTCCTTCAACCGCCAGCACCCCCTTCGGGTCCCCTGATACTTCCCAAATATGACTGTCGTGCAGGGTGATACTGAGTTGCTTACCGAAATCGAGCAGTAAAACTGCAGTGCTAGCCATAGTTATTCATCCTCACTAGATTCAGTTTCAGGTCATGAACTCACTGGACAACGGGGCAAACGACCGTGATGTCGTTGTCCATATAATCCATTCCATACACCCCAGTGGATGCTGATCATTCTTGAGCAGCTTGGCGAAGCCAGTCGCAAAATTGTATTGCACTTGACTGTCCAGTTGCATCCTGCCCGGCCAGCTGTAGCGTCAATGCAGTGACCGAGCTGGAGGAAGAGGCGCCTCTTCAAAACGTAATTCAATATTTATGGTTTCGCACTGTCTGTCCTTACCTAGATATTGGATGGCATCCGCCGAAACTGTCAGGGTTGGCATCCTCTCTTCGGGATATCCAAAGTGAGCGTCACGAAGTATACGGCGGCGTAGTTCAGAGTTGTTCTCGACGAGTTCCGTATTTCGGCGAACTCTATCCGGAAAACACTCTTCGGCAGTACGCAGCGCTGCACTGAAGACTTTACCCGGATCATCGGAACTGCCTCGGATAACGTTATTGCAACTGTCCCTGAATAACAGCTCGCACCGCCAAGTCTTAGCACCATCCGATACGGTGCACACTTGGTTCGATTCAACTGCATGGCTAGGTGAATTTTGATAGGAGGGATGAGTAGACAGAGCTTCCGTGAGCACCACACAGAGGGGGCTAGGTGGCGGTGGGTCTTCAGGCCCTTCAGCCGAGTATGCAGCCTGGATGGCGGTCAGAAAAAATGTAAATACTGTTTTTGCTTTCATGGCTAGCATGTCCATCCTGTCAGATCGCCGCGACACCAATCGGAGCTCTTCCCTGGACAAGTCCAGCCAGTCAGATCGCCGCGACACCAAGCGGAACCGGGGCCAAACGCACCATTCCAGGCATCCCCGGCTTTTTCGCCTACATCTGCAATAAATTTCTCCGCCCCCCTAGCCGCTTTTGTGATGTCGTTGTTTTCCCCAAGACATGCTCCGCCACTGGTGCACTTGCTCAAATCGCTGGCCACAGTATCGAATGCGACGATGATCGAGTTGCCCTTGCCGAAGCAGTCTTGGCCAACGCGCCCGCTCAAGCACTTGGTCAGCTCGGCCACGGTCAATCTTCCTGCTGTGCAAGAAGCAAAGGAAATGGGTTCTCCTCCTGTGGAACTAGCGCACTCCAAGGCCATCCGCATCTCCGCGTTCATTGATGGTGCCCCTATGCACAGTGCTGTATCGACAGCGCCCGTGCTTTGTGCCGCACAGCCGACAACGCTGGCCAGTTCTGGGGGAAGCATTGCACTTGCCGCACAGCTGGCGGCAGCGTTGGAAAAGTCAGCCCCACCGTTGGCGATACAGGCGGCCAGGGCCTTAGCTTTGGGATCGATACTGTCACCGCTGCAGTAGGCAACGATCGAAGCGGCGCTAGTCGCCTTGCTAGCACATTCGTATGCCTCTCGAGCGGCCTGCAGCTCGGGCTTGTTTTCCAGCATGCAACTCAGCGCAGAGCCAGCATTAGCCGCGCTGGAGGTACACGCGGCAACCATAGCGGCGTCACCTCCGACCAACTCTGCCACGCACGACGCAGCCTACTGCGAGGAAATGTCCTTCTGCGTCGCACAATCGAAGGCCTGTGCGGCCTTGCGCGCAGTGGGGTTGTCGCCAGTAAAACAGCTAATTACATTTCTCGGGCTGTCTGCGTTGCCAGCAACACAATCGGCAGCTTGGCGAGCTTCAGTAGGAAGCAGCGCCCCGAAACACTTAGTCAGCGCAGCTCGCTCGCTTGATGCACCGGACAAGCACTTCTTTGCCTTTTCGAGCGCCTGCTTGTCGCTATCACTCATCAGGCAGCGCGCTGTTTCGGTGGGGCCCATCCCATCCTCCGAAAAACACTCTATCTTGCCAGCCATAGAGGGCAGCGCACCTGCCTGCGAGACGCACTGGAGGGCCTGCTCGTTAGAGTTGCTGGCTTGAAGGCATTCGAGGGATTTGAGGTTCACTTGAGCATCAGGAAGCACCTCGGTGGATAGGCACTTCTGGTAGGCGTCTTTGTTACCGCCGGAGGTGTTCTTACAGTTGATCATTCCGTTGACGAAGGCATTTCCGTTCGTGGAAAGTGGGACCGCCTCGGTCAGAATTTTCAGTTCCAATAACCCATCATCAAAATTCAATCCTTGGGAGGCATAGAACGCTCTCACCCTGTCCATCGTCGGCAACAGTTTATCGCCAAGCCCATCGCAGTCATTCTGAATTATGCACCTGGTAAGAATTGTGGGTGTCAGCCATTGACCACTGCACTGATGTAGAGCCGCCGCCGTAATCGATCCTGATTGGTAGCACTCTTTAACTTTTTCCCAACCGTCTGTGGCAACTGTGCCTTTCTCGTTGAGGCGCTCGACAGAGCCGCCTTGAAGAGTCCATGTATTAATATCCTCGGTAGCCACGCCTACTTTGCGCGCCATCTGCCTAGCAAGTTCCACTTCTGTCTCGGAGACGAACGCAGCCAGCGCTATCAGATATTCCTCTGGCATCCCCACCTTATAGAGCCCGACTTGCAGATCTGGAAACCGAATTCGCCAGTCCGCGTAGGCTGTTCGGGCTTCGTCCAGTGACGAAGTTTTCAGAACACTGAGGAAATGGTTGTGCAGGGCGTCATGGGTCGTGGGCAGGGGATCTAGCAGCCGCGAAGAAGCTCCCAGTTCGGCAGCTCCCGCGACAGGGGCTTGCTTATTACCCTTAGCATCGACCGCCTTGCGCTTGATGACATATGCGTCGTGGGCCACCCCTTTATTGCGCGCAACTTTGGCCAACTCAGCGGCTGTATCGTTTGCGGAAAAGGTAGCCCCCATTACTGTCCAATATCGATCGCTCCCGTAAGGAGGATAAACGCTAGCCTGAAGCCCAGGGTTATCAGAGCGCAATTTCGCTAGGTGACGTTTTGCTCCGCCCTCGGTGCGCCAAGATCCCAATACAGTGAAAGAGCCGGTTACGTCCGCAGTATAACGGAGGGGCGCCTGCATCCCGTCATAAAGCGCCGCTCGTGGCTGCTTAGCTACGGGGTGAGCCTTCATGTACGCAAGGTATTCGCCTTCGGTTTTATTGTTAAAGCGGAAAACGATCGCGCGGCCCAGCGCGACTCTCCAGCCTTTATCACCAAAGTCGACACGCTTGAAACCCGCTTTCTCAGCCCACGAGTTGAGGGTACTGACGAGGGACAAACCAGGTAGGAAGTCTTTCTGCAGAGTCATGAGCCTGTTGATATTGGTGATCCTTGCCACGCTCACACTCGTAGTGTCTAGAAACGCCTGAACCTCAGACTGCTCGAAGTCGACCATGGCCATGTCAAAGTCAAACGCCGTGAGAACGTTGCGGGGAGAAGCGACTCTGGGATCACGAGGGGCTTTCCAGGTCTGGAGCAGATCCCTCAGTACTCTCATGTTTTTCTGGAACAGTCGTTCATTGATTGATGAAAGCGTCCGTGCAGAATCAGCAGTGATCTTCAGGAAATTGGCAGCAGTTGGGAGCGTGCTATCCAGCAGTTCCGCGAGCTTGTCACTTTTGGCTGCAATCAATCCTTCAATTAACCCCAATTCACCACGAATCGTGACTGATGTTGTAGCTGCGAAGAAACGCACATCCTTCAAAGTTGAGGGAGCAGCTTGCGAATACTCCATGTAGTACGCTAGATAGTCGTAATAGCTATGCCGTTGGCGCACCGTTGCGTACTCTCCTGGCCGCAACGCTAGGGTGTTTTGAATGGCGGCTTCAAAGAAACGGTTGGGATGATCCTCTACCCAGGCATGCAAATCTTGTCCACGGAGACTCCCAGCGGCTTGGTCCCACGCCTGGCGGTCACTTAACATCCAGTCCTTGCCAGGGACCAAGACTTGGTTCTCGTCAATCACTTCCCCCGCATGTACGGCGGGCAACTCTATGGAAAGGAAGAGGATCGCACAAAGTAAGCTCACGGTATGGCGACATAGTGACTTGATATTAGTCATTCTTATTCCCCAAGCGCTGACATAGCGTTACTGTAGAAAGTGCCTCACTGTAATATCAAGTCTCGAATGACTCATTTGGCGAGCAGTGTAGAGCTAAGTGTTAAATATAGGAGTTGTTTCAATTAGGTGTGTTGAAAAATGGGGGCAGTTCAGTGCCATCTCATTTAATCTACTAATCAAGCGTCACTCGCTTGTAAAACGCCGCGGCTAAGCGTCCCAAGCAAGGGTTCGATGGCACGGCGCACCTGTGTGCCGGGGATGGGACGCAGCCCGGTACCGCCATAGCGCGGGCACACCTTGTCGACGGCCTTGCCGTGCAGGCGGCTCAGCTCCAGATCACGGATCACCCCCTTCCCCCGGCAGAACTGCGGGTGACAGGCCGCCCCCGGCTTGTCCACCGTGCGGCAATAGTGTTGAACCGCCAGCGCGGCGATCGCCTTCAAGGCCATCCCCTGGCCGCGCTCCTTGATGGCCCCCACATACTTGGGTGCCAGCTTACTGCACTGGGCCATCACCCCGATCACCGCCTTGTGGTGGCTGGCTTTGTCCTTGGTGTAGCGGGCCATCATCAGCGCCAGGCCCACCCCTTCATATTTCTGCACCAGCCCCAGCCCCCCCCAGTACATCGGCCTGCGTCAGGTGAGAGGGGCCCGTGGAGCGGGACTGGATGGCCTGGATCATCGCCGAGCGTGGCTCCCCTATCGACAGCGCATATTCGAGTCGCATCAGAATGCCTCCAGTGACCAGTGGGCGCCTTTGCGCTGTACCCCGACGAAGGTGAACATCCAGCGCTGCTTGGCCGCGACCTTGATCTTCACCCGGGCATCATCCTCCCAGACCCCCTTCACCTCGTGCAGCTCGACGAGCCAATCCCGATGACCATCCATAAAGGATGGTTTACTGAACATATGAAATATCTCATTTGGGGCTATCGCAACTCCAATTGCCGGATTAACATTCCTGTCATGCTTTTAACATCCAGATAAAGTCAATGAGATATCGGATGGGCGAACCTCAACCTTTGCGGCAATGTTGAAGCTGATTGCATTCATTTCCTAACTGCTGGGCCCGGGCCTCAGCTGAAGGGTTCAAGGAGACAGTGTTGCGAATTCCAGCACAGGCGAGTGTCGCCAACATCGAGCGGGCCCTGCGTGAAGCTGCCGTCGCGCCCAAGAATGAGCCCTTCATTTTGCCGTCTAACCTGCGTCATTTCGGATGCGGCGGCGAGGCGGCCCTGAACCAATTGCTGGTCACATGGGCCCAGCCGCGCCCTCCCGTTACTCTGAAAACTTACGTTGAAACACCTGAGCAGATCGGGGAACTAGTCCGTCGCCTGCCTGGGCTGACTGGTGCCCTTTGCGCCGGGGTCGTCATGGGCGGTGGTGAAATAGGAGACCTAACTTATCAGGTGCGAGAGGCAGCGCTCGCGCGCCTAACAACTTTGCTGAGCGCCAAGCCGAAAGCAGCCTATCGCGGCTCATCGGTGGAAGTTATCTGCGCAGATCATCTTGGGCGTAATGCACCTTATCTCCTCTATAAGTCCGATAGCGGCCAGGCCCCCCAATTGCGGCCGAGACACTCCTTTGCCTCGTTGGCTTCGTGGCTTTTGCGGCAAACCGTGCCGAAAGCGTACCAAAACAGGATCGCGCCACAAATGCCCGATGCCCTAGGTGGCATGATCTTTGAGCTTTTCAAAAACACCGAGGAACACGGCCAATTCGACGCTTTCGGCAATATCCTGTCGATGTCGATCCGCGCCATCAAGACCGTACATCATGCAATCAAGCCGGAAACGTTAGCCCAGATCGTGGCCGACTATCCCCCCTCGCTCATTATTGCCAGTCGCTAGAACCAGCGGAAGGAGCCGCCCAGACTCACCTGTTCGAGCTATCAATCCTCGATTCTGGACCTGGCTTTGCCGTCTCACGTGCAGGCAAACCGCTCGTTGAGCTTGATATTGAAGAGGAAGAGGCCGCGGTCCGGGACTGCTTTACTACCTTCAGCGCCAAGGGAGGATCGCGCTTTGGACAGGGGTTACCGCATGTGCTGCGGGTGCTGCGTCAAGAGCGAGGGTTCCTGAGACTGCGAACAGGACGCCTATCGATCCATGCCGACTTCTCGGATACGAATGTGGGGGAAGGCCCTGAGACCCTCCAGGTGTTCCATCCTGAGGACGGGGTCCTTGCCCCGGTCGCTGGAAGTCTACTTACGGTCCTGCTGCCACTGCGGAGGGGACGGTGAAATCACTATTTAGCTTGAGGTTCGACCTCCATCGCTCGAACGAGGCAGCGGAAGCCAGAACACGTGATACGTTGATGGTCTTCGTCGCGGAGCCAGAACTCGACCCAGAAGAGTTCGCAAGTATGATGGAGGCGGAGATTGAAACCAATCTCGTGCCCGACGAGGTTGCGATCATTGTGCGCGATCCGTCGTTTGATGACACGCTGGAAATGCTGACCAGCCATTCGCTTCATCACTCGACGTTGGGTAGGCTCGGCCATAGCACCGTCACTCTCATCGGTTACGACTGGAATGGATTAGAGAGTAGACGCCACTCCGTCGCGGGCACTATGCCTACCACTGGCATGACCATCGATGATGTGCGGCGTCGCGGAATCACCTTTATCTTCAACGAACGCCAAGGATTCGTCGAGGCGAACGCCACTTATCATTTCGAGAACCCTTCTGGCCGCCACACTGAGCGGTTCATACGGTTATCCAACATATTGGCGCGCGGTGCCGAGATCGCGTTCATCGGTTTCTGCTGCCTGCCTCACATCGACCCCACAGTAGCAAGGGCGTACCTTGATACGCCCGCGTTATACGCTATCGTCGCCGCAATCAACGAGCAGCGTCGCTCATTTGAGGGAGCGCGTTGGATTCTCGCTGACAATTTCTCGTCCTATGCAGGTTTTGATCAATACGAGTTCGACATTGACGATAACGCAGTGGTTTTGATCTCTGCATCATCCAGCGGCTCTCTCGCGGCACGCCTCATCGACGAGAAAAATGCCGAGCCGACGCGGATCGTGCATTTGCTGTACCTCGGGCAAAACCCGAGCACGACGCCAGTCGTCTGTGACCTTTTACGGGAAGCCCAGGTCAATCCTGCCGGATTCACTACTTTACCCTCAGCCAACGAGTCCGTGGATTGCCCAATGTGCAAAGGAGGCTCACACGCAATCAAGCTCCGGGGTGATCAGTTCGAGTTCGCGGGCCCCCAACAGGATGCGCTGCTTGTGGGACTCGCCGATGCTCCAAAAGGGCTTTCGGCGCTGATGGACCGCTACGCCTGTGCCGAGGTATTCCAGGTGGGGCTCGGACGCAGTGGTTCCAAGTCGCCGCGCTTGTTCCACGTAAACGCTGACAAGCTGCTCGAAAGCGCAGACTTTGGCAAAAAGCTCGACTATGCTCTGCGCCGATCGCTACCGGCGCGTTTGTCGCATGTGATCGCCGCCGACCAACAGTCGCAGGCGCTTGCAACGCGCGTGGCGGCCCACCTCGCCACGCCAGCGCTGGTGATTGCACGGGATAATATCGATGACATTCCTGCCAAAACGAGCGAAGCAATAGTCATTGTCGCGAGTGTCATTGAGAGCGGTAGGACATTGCTCGATATCAGCCGGGACCTACGAAGCATCTCGCCCGATGCGCCACTAATGTACCTAGTAGGCATGGCTAAGACCACAGGCGAACCAAAGCGTGAGCGGCTTGAGAACAGCCTAATCCAGACACACAACTTCTTTCCCTATCAGTTTCTGACGGTCGACCAGATCGTGCTTCCAGCCTCATACGATAATCATGCTTGGGCCGCCGAGCTACAGTTGCTGATCGATCTGGAAATCAAGATACTGGTACCGGAGCAGTTGCTGCCTGTCGTAGAGTCACGGATTAACCGCCTGCGTCTTGCGAGCCAGCCCATGGGCGATGACCTGTTCTTGGCTAATGCGCAGCAGCAACTGTGTCTCCAGCCAGGATTTGTGTTCTGGCCAAAAAGCCTGCCGGAAAAGCCCGGACACCGGCAGGCGGACGTGTACTTCACGATCTCTTCGGTGCTACAGCGGCTCCGTGCGAATGCTTTCGTACCCAGCGAGCGCCGGATCATCAGCAATTGGTTCCAGCAGACGCTTCTTGCGCCCGGCAACTTCGGCCGATTCAACGACGATGTCATTCAGGCTTCACTGTTGCGCGCTGCTTATCCCTACGAGCTCAATTTCGCTGACACAGTCGCTGAAAGTCGTGAAATGGGCCGGCTGATTAGGCGGGTCATCCTCGCCAGCCAAAGCCCTCGCGGCGGTGCTGCAAGTGAATTCCTGCTGGCACTTGCCACACGACGCCTGCAATTATGCAAAGACGATGTGGACTATGTGCTAGAGACTGAAGCGCCCGACATCCCGATGATACGGTTCTTATTGGAGTCATGCCGGCACCGGTTATCCTGAATCGGCTCATGGATCAGTGGTACAGAAACTCCACGAACGGCAGATTCTGGGAATATCGCTTGAACGACGGGTATTCGGGCTGGGCTTCCGTCAACAACGCCAGCCGACATTCTCTTTGGGTCGGAAATGCTCGAAATATTGTGTGGCCCAAGCCTGCGCGTCACCAAGCGGGGCCGGTGAACGCCTGCACAGCAAGCTAATTACGCAGACCGACATGCGCGCTTCACACTAGCGGGCGAGATACCGAAATGTTCAGCCGTCAACTTGATGCTTGCTGTATTCTCTTTGCGCCAAATGGCAACGGCAGCATCGTCAATTGTCTTCTCCCGCCCCAGCGCCTTACCTTCTGCCTTTGCCTTGGCAATCCCTGCCATCTGCCGGAGCTTGATGTTTGAACGTTCCAATTCTGCAACAGCAGCCAACATGGTGAGCATGGCTTTGCCAATGGGTGTGGACAGGTCGAACCCCTCCCGCAAACTGATGATCGAAACGCCCTTGCCTTGCAGTGCCTCAACCGTATTCAATACGTCGATGGTATTGCGCCCAAGGCGGTCTACCGCAGGAACGATCAGCGTGTCTCCCTTGCGTATGAACTTGAACAACTCGGCAAAGCCAGGGCGCTGTAGTGCCTTCACTCCTCCCGATACCCCCTCGTCCGTAAACCAGGTTTCGACATTGTGCGTTTGTTCAATGCTGTGCCGTTGAGCACCAACGCTCTGTTCGCCCGTGCTAACCCTGAGATACCCGATGACTGCCACGATATGCCCCTATGCTTGGCTCATTATCTATGGCTCTAAATGTAGGTATGGCTCATAATAAAAACAACAGCTTTGAGCTATGTTTTTTGAAGGACTGATTATATGGCTCAAAAGGTACACACTATGAGCCACCATAAAGATAGTTAGTCTTAGTCCCGTGCCTCCTCAACACACTAAAATATTCAATGTTAGCTGTAGTATTATGAATGCACTCTGCATTGTACCTACTGGGAGAGAACACAATGGGCAATGACAATGATGACCTTATCGACGATTTCGGCGACGAGGACGAGATAGAAGAAACTCTTGAGGAAGAGGCCGAGCGGGAGTATTGGGAAAACCACGATAGTCTCGACAGTGAGTACGACCGCCCAGACCCAGAAGAGGAGCAGCGCAGAGAAGAATATCGCCGCGAACATGGTGGCGGCTTTATGAATGAACGCTGGAACCCATACTAGTTCCGATCAACATATGGTGACGTCGCCAATGAATGGCAAGCATATTTGAGTGATCTTGATATCTAAAGCAAGTCACACCAGACCCCATCAGACTCGATCAACCTAACAAGAGCTTGCGCACTGAATCCGTCGGCATACAGAGTCTCTTCCTCATTCCCAACCTCAGCCTCGTCCATTTCTTCAAACACGCGCAGATAATGCGGTTCATCGCGCAAAGCGATCTCCATGATCTCGCGGGAGACGACGTGGAAACCATCGACAATCTCACCATCAAATTCAATCGACGTATCCACAACCCAGGCATGCAGGGTTAGCAGAGGATTGACATCACTCAGCAATAGATCTGAACGTAACCCTTGGTCATTTTGCAGGGCTTGAAGCACAACCGGTTGCTTGCGCTTTAACTGCCTCGCCGCCTTGCGCAGAGTATTGGTTCGATGCAGCCAGACTTCATGACGAGTTGAACGGATGAAGCCCGACTTGACCTCCAGCAGCAAAACTACCCCATCCAAATGACAGATCAGGTCCACCTCACCAGCATCGCGCTCATCACTCAATGGTGGTTGGGAGCCCACGACGACGCGGAACCCCCTCTGCCTTAGTGCTTCGGCAAGGGTATGTTCAATACGTTCCGTTTCGCTGCGCAAAGCAGGCCTGCGTTGCTCAACACGTCGCAGGTTATTCACCGTAGCGGTCAGATTGTTCTGTTGACCGGCAACCCAGGGAAACTGAAAGCTGTAGCGGCCAATCTTGTAGAATGGCCGCTCGTACATACGTGGAAATGGCATGTTAGGTGTCTGCCTCATCTGCACGGACAGTGCCTGCAGGTCACTGGTCCAGAACTTCAGGATGGCCTCGGCCGCCTCGGGGTCGCCCTTGGGATGTTCGGGACTGACGGCCCAACCACAGATACGATGGATCTTATCTTTCGGTTCCGACCAAGTGATGGGAAAGCGGTTCTCGCCTTGTACAAGCCCTTCCAAAGCTAATTGACCAAGTGCTTTCGCTGCTACACCGAAGTCGCCCATATAGCGAAGAAAAGGCTGAAGAAACGCCTGCTCAAAAAACACTGTCGTCAGCTCACTGGCTAATATCGCGTGGTGCAGGGCGACCTCCGCTCCATCGTTCAGTCTGACCCGCTCACCCAGGCCGAATATCGTCTGCAGGTAAAGCTGACTGCGGATGGTTTTTATGTAAGCTAGCTGATTCGATTCGTGGTTTTCCGGTCTCCCGATGATTTTGCCAGCCTTATCCGAAGCTGCGAATTGGTCAATTGCACGGTACATCCAGTAGTGCCAAAGCAACTTGCTTTTGCGCCCGGTACGCTGCCAGCGCTGTGAGCCCGTATCTGTTTTGTTGAATATGACCGGTTGTCCCGGTTTGAGCTGGTAACCACAATCATTGTCAAAACAGAACCAATTGATGGAATTCTCGTAGTCGATTCGCTCGCGCATGGCGACAGTAAGCAAGGCGACCGATTCGAGGTTGGCAACATTCTCTCGCCCCAAACCTGACTGTGGAAAAAGGATTGGCGACAAATGACGCTTAATAGAGCGACCGAGAGTTTCCTCTGTCAGCTGAAAATCACACTCAGAGCAATTCGACAGCTTGCGCGCTATTAACCGATCATAGACATCCCAATCTTCCGCAGAACTGTCCTTACCCTGAGAGGCACCAAGTTGCCCATATGCGATCACGCTCAAATAGGAAAGCAGCTCTAGTAACGAAAGTGACTTCAGGTGGGTCTCAGCCAGTGCAATTGCTTCGTCGAATGGTTCAAGTTGCTCAAGTAGACGATCACAGACGCCGAAAAATTCGTACCAATCTCCGCTACCGAGATTGTCTCGGAGATGCCGCCAGAGCGGTGAATCGCTGCGTGTAAACAGCTTCGAATAACGAATCGCCCAACGCAATACATCTGGATGACGAGCGGCCAGATGATTCAGCAGCGCAGTGCTAATAGCATCCTCAAAATGCAAAATACGTCCCAGTGCCAAGCTTGCCAGTTGAGCACCTTCAAGATTGACTGGCTCCCACCAAAAGGATGCGGCAGCTAGTCCGGCAGCACGATTGCGAGTTGTGTATTTGCCGCTCGGACGTTGATCCAGAAAGTCGTGAAGGCACTCATCAAGTGCGGCGAATGGGGCAAGCTGCTGAGCATATCCAGCAAAGAGAGTCTGGTAAAAATCCTGACATTGCCGCGCCTGGCCATTCATATCTGGTTATCCTTTTCCAGCCGTCGAATCTTGATATTCAAAGACACTGAAACAGATGCTCCATGTGAGACCCATAGCAAGGTCGGGTAATCTGTATGAAAGGAAATAGTTAGCACGTTTCCCTGAAAGGGGAAACTGCTGATGAGGAGCCAAGAACTGGCAATTACAGATGTGGCAAGCAGGGCAGCAAATCAAAATGCCCCACAGAACTGGGGGACCGGAAAAGCACAAGGGCCTAGCCGAAGCTAAGCCCTTGTTAAATTTGGTCGGTGTGAGAGGATTCGAACCTCCGACCCCTTCGTCCCGAACGAGATTGCCACGATGGCTTTGGGGCTTTCATTCGATCTTGCAAAATCAGTCATCCTAATCAACCTCGCTATCTTCGTCGCAGTTGGGTGGATGCACAAACGTGACTGTCGATTTCACCTGCATGCTCCCGTGGCTAAGGCCCGAATTTTCTCGCGCCCCCCCATCGCCGTACTTCTTGGGAGCCAACTTCGAGGCCAGCCATTTACGAGCATCGATCTGCAGGCGGGCACGAGCAATCACATCATGGTTAACTTTTACGGTCTCGTTGGCGTCGAGAAAGGTGTCATTACTGCTGTCATCGGCAATCTGGAGGATCTCGTCGGCCAGTTTGTCGGCCAGATCCTCGCGCGCACACGCGTACTGGTCCCTAAACTCTATGTAGCGTTCATCAGCCAACCAGCGCATCACCATGGATTTGGATGGCATACCCGGACGCGCAAGCACTGCGCGTAGACTCATCCCATCAGCAATGGCGCTGCATATAGCCTCCCCCAACTCGTTTGTGAATGCACTCCGACGGCCTCTAGTTACCAGCTTGGAATTCGACGTATTGGTTTCCACAGTGGAAACCTTAGGAGTAAAAACTGGGATCATAACTTGAGTTGTAGAATCCACGTGTTCAGAGCCCCTGATCGGGGCCGTAGGCATACCTGAAGATGAGGTAGCGTTGACGGGTGTTGTGACTCTTGACCATTCGTGTGTTTTGGCCCGCTTGTTAATGGCGGTATGTGAAACACCGTACTCTATCGCTATTTGGCGCACACTCTGGCGGCCAGCACAGTACGCGAGTTTGATACTGTGCCAGTCTGGGGAATCTGTCGTATGCATAGGGGAATAGATCATAGGCGACCAGTATTTACTATGGAGGTAGACCGGTTCCAGCCCTACAGGGGGAGGACGAACATCGTTGCCAGGATGTGTGGAAATAAATCAGCCTGCCCTCCTTAGCTGGAACAGTGGATTACGCACCCGGTAGGCCTGCCAACAAATAGGGGCGCGCGCTGGTTAGCGTGCAAAGCGCCGTGCAAACGGGTGATCGGAGGGCAAAAAGTCGCCAACCAGAGAATGAGGCTGCTGCCGGTTTGTGGATGGGTCGGAATAGGGGGAACCAAGGTTACGAGGTGACTTAGCCATTTACAGGCACTGTGGACACTTTCTCAAAAAAACCAGCAATAGCGCGGCTTATAGGGCAGTACAGTAGATTTTTCTATTGGCACTCACTGGTACTACTGGCACTGCTTATAGATCTTCATTTTTCGGTCGGCAGTGCCTCAGTCCTAGTAAGTCCCAGTAATAAAAATACTAGCACTGTTCTCCAAGTCAGTAATGACGCGGCTTTTAGAGCAAAAGAACTAACAGTGCCAGTAAATCCCCAATATTTAACAACCCCGTTAGCGTTAGCCAAAAAACGGGCTCCCGGTCTGGGAGCCCTTGTTACCTTCTGGCTGGCTTAGTCATCCAATAATCGAGTTTGCGGCAATACGCTGCGGGCTTCGTCCTTCAACTTCACGTTGGTGACACGATCCCCGTTGCTCTTGCGGGTCTGATACTCCTCTCCGTAAGCCTTGGCGGCTGCCTTCATCGCCTTACCGAACGCAGTGCGGTGCAGCGGGCGATCCAGCCCCTCGGCTTTCAGATACTCCAAATAGAAGTGATACAAGAAACGGACAGGGTCATGGACACCGTTGCCACCACCAACACGAAGCCCCGTCGTCTCATTTAGAAACTCCAGCTGAGCGCACATGGCGATCACCGGGTCGGCCTCCTGCTTGACGGCCAGCGCCTCAGCGCCGTCGCGCGGCTCCAGCAGCAACTGACGTGCCTGCTCAGGGTCTGCGAACTGGGCCAGCAGGTGACGAATGATTACTGGCAGCTCAGCGGCTATTCTCCCCCCCAGTTGCGGATCTCTATCTGCATCAGCCACCACGTTGTTGAAGGCGAAGATCACCCGGCGCCGAGAAATCCCACCGTTCCGCTCAGTCATCTTCATCGGCTCATTGTTTGTAGCGATCACCACGGCACGCACCTTAGCCCCAAACATCGCCAGCCCCTTGCGGTTGATAGCTACCTCATCGCCCCCTGTAATAGCCTTGAGCAATGCCCCGTCACCAATGTATTGGGACTGGTCAGTCAGCAGGATCAAGCGCTTATCCCAGACGTTCTCAAGGCCGAATGATCCGCGCATTGCCTCCATAGAGGTGGGGCCCACATTATCCTTGCCTACCAACAGCTCGCACAGGTTCGCCATGACAGACTTACCAGAGCCCCCCTCACCAGTTACCTCAAGGAACATCTGCCAGTCATAGCGATTCGCCAACACCATAAACAGGGCGGCCTTGATGCGATCCATCTTCTCTACGTCGCCGCCGGCTGCATGGGTCAGCCAACGATTGAAGCTTGGCGCGTGCTGCTTGAGGTTCTCTCCCGCTACCGGCTCGCCATAAGCGATCCCGTTATGACTCGGCAGAAAGTGGTCGGGCGAGTGTGGGCGAAAGCTAGCTGACTTAAGGTCATACACTCCGTTAGCGAAGCCAATCAAGCCCATGGACGGCAGCCCCATGTCTGGCAAGCCGTCTTTCATGGTTTCCACGGCACCTCTCAGTTTACGGGCACTATAAGCGCAGTCGACAGAATCAAACACTTTGGCCAGCTTCGGCGTAAGCTTGGCGTCCGGCACGGGCTGCCACACACCATCTTCATAACGGTACACGATCCCCGACTCGCGGCAGACGGCAGGCGTACCAAGCAGGTTCGCCAGCAGGCGGCCAAGACGGCTCGGCGGCATCTTGGATAACACTTCAGGGTCCAGCTCACCAAGCGGCGCGGAAGCAGGCCGGACAGGTGGGTTAAAAGTAGGCATCTGGATTACCTCGCCGCTGGCACGGGCAAGGATGGCCTCTCCATCCATCCCACGGATCTCGGCACCTATCTGGCGGGCCATGGCTACGACCTCGGCTGACGGTTTGCCAGACAGCGACTTGCGAGGCGTGGCCTCCATCTGGTCCATAGCTGCATCACGCCGGGCTTGTTCGGCATCCCTGACAGCGATAGCGATGTGGACACCGTCCTCATGCGACACATAGGCGTTGTAATTCACCCCATTGGAGCCATCGGCCCGACGTTCCAGCCGATCAATGTCCAGCTCACCAGATGGGGTCCGAGGCCACGCCTTCTTGCCTGTTTGCACGACGTTTTGCACTACATCGGACGGTAGATCAGCCGGAGCATCTGTTGCGATCGGATTGGTCATCCGTCACCTACTGCTGTTCAGGCAATTGACCTGCCAACCACAGGCCGAACAACGGCACGTTGACATACAGGCGTTTCCCCACCAGACGGCTACACCTTTCCAGGCCGGGGCGGTCGGCACGTTTCCAGAAAAGAGTCTTCAGTGTCGAATAGCCAAACTGCTTATAGATGTTCGGCAACTGGCTCATCGGGACCCAGTTGTCCAGATTCTGCGTCATGCTAATAAGCTCGCTATTAGTCATCTAATACCCCTACATTTGTTGTCTTGAGTCACTGCGGTTTTGGTCAAACGCAGGATGCAACAAATCCGATCGTCATTTGGAAAGAAATGAAAAATGGTTTTTTTCCAACCTATCCGGAAGTCGATATCGATTGTGAAATGCACAACGGTGAGGAGGCGCAAGCAACGGCCTTGCAGGTGAAGCATCCCGTGCGGTGGGGCTCTGTTGATTTACAACAGCAACAGCAAACGTAAACATGGTTCCAATGATCTGCTGAGCCCGGTAGAGTTCGAGACCCGTTACCGAGAACGGCTGGGAAGTGTCTCGGAAAGTAGGGGCGATTCAGAGTATATTGCCGAGCGAACCCCTGCCTGACATAGCCTCATCACAAGGACGCGTAATGAACTCCCCTGAAGACCTAAACCGCCTCTATACCGATGTGTCGGACAGCATTGGCAGCGCAATGGCAGACATTCTCGCGCTCAATGTTGAGCACAAGGATGGTAAGCGAGAAATCGGTAATATCACCGACAAGCTGCGTGACATACGGGGCCGATTCGACAGCGAATTGCAGCAGTTGAAAACCCATGCCGAGTGGGACACGTTCACCCTGGCGTTTTTCGGTGAGACCAACGCGGGCAAGAGCACGATCATCGAATCTCTGCGCATCCTGTTCAAGGAAGAATCCCGCCAGGCACTGCTGCAACAACATGCCGACGACCTGGAACAGTTCTCCCAGGCCCTTACCGCTCAGCTCGAACACGTCCGCGAAGGCTTGCGTGCCTTGTACAGTGAGTACACCGGTGAAGTGGCCAGCATCTGCCAAAGCACAGCCCGACTGACGCAAATTGTTCAGAGCGAAGCCCAGGAACGAAACACGATTGCCCAAGCCGAAGCAGATGCAAGAACCCGGATTGCCCAGCAAGAGGCTGAGGCACGCATTGCGGTGCAACAACAGGTAGCAGCACATCGCCAGCAGATAGCCGAGGCTGACGCGAGGGCCAAGCGCGATCTCGCCGAACAGGAGTCCAACGCACGCCTGGCACTGGAACAGCAGGAAACCTCACAGCGTCTGGAAATTGCGCAAGCGCATGCGATATCGCGTTTCAAGGTCCGCTTGGCCTTGTTCGGCATCGGTGGGGTTTTGATCGGCGCCTCAGCTGTGGCGGCAGTCCTGACGTTGGCAGGAGCCTGAAATGTCCCGACATGAACTCGATGAACTGTTCGATGAGGCTACCTCAACGCCCTTGCCTGTTTCCTCGGATGATGCGCCTGCCCTCCAATACATCGAGGCTCGCTCCCCGGCGCTGGATGCCCTGGTCAATCAGCAACTCACGGCACTGCATGACAAGTTGTTGGCGCACGAGCGTAAGAAGGCTCAAACACGCCGGGTAGACGGGCTGATCATCGGCACTGGTGAAGCTGATTTCACCAAGGGCAACACGCTCTACCCCCTGAACTACAAGGGCAAACGCTTTCAGCTGATCGACGTGCCCGGTATCGAGGGTGACGAAAGCAAGTACGCGCACATGGTTCGCGAAGCGGTGGCCAAGGCTCATCTTGTCCTCTATGTGAACGGCACCAATAAAAAGCCTGAAAAGGCCACCGCAGAGAAAATTCGTTCCTATCTGCGGCTAGGAACTCAGGTCTGTCCCTTGGTCAACGTGCGTGGTAATGCTGATGCCTACGAGTTCGAGGAAGACCGCGAGTCGCTGACAGCGCACGGCGGAGCTACCGCTGCCTTGCAACAGACCGAGGACGTGCTGCGTTCGGTATTGGGCAGCAAGGTCTTGCAGCCCGGCTACTGCGTGCAGGGCCTGCTAGCGTTTTCGTCGCTGGCGAGCGATGCGCAAACTGGGCGCACGACAATCGACCCTGCCCGTGGCCGAGACTTGGTCATTCAGCAGCGCAATTATCAGAAGCACTTCGCCTCGTCGAAAGCGATGTACGAATTCAGCCAGATCAAGTCGGTCGCCAAAGTGCTGCATTCCAAACTTGCGACGTTCCGCGAAGACATGGTCGAGAGCAACAAAACCAAGGTGTACGAACTGCTGGTTGAAAACATCTCGACCTTGCAATCATTGCACTCCGCCCATGAAGCATTTGTGGCTAGATCCAAGCCAGAGTTTGAGAAGTGCCGCGAAGCGATCAAGGGTTCCATGGAGCGATTCGAACGGCTGGTCATGACCGGAAGGCGAAACCTTTGGGACAATCTGTTCAATAGCCTGAAGGAAGACGCCAACGATATCGTCGAACGCCATTTCGGCGACAACGACGCTATTTCCAGCCAGATCAATCGTGCCTTCAAGACCCGGCAGAGTTCGCTCAAGGAAAAACTGCAGGAGCAGTTCGAGCGGTACCTCGACGACTTGGGCAAAGACCTGCAGCAGGCCATTCAGCGCCTATTGGAGGACGTTGCACGGGTGGAGTTCGAGCAGCTTCTCTATGACACCGAAACCCTGAACATCAATTACAAGACACCTGACTTGGACCTTGGCCTTGAGCTGGGTGACTATGGCTGGATGGCCTTCAACATAGGCTCCTACGCATTAGCAGGGGCAGGTATCGGCACAGCGTTTCCTGTGATAGGTAACCTGATAGGCGCTGCTGCCGGTGCTCTAGTGGGCATCCTGGTCAGTTTGCTGAGCGTCTTCACCGGCAAGGAAAAGCGTATTCGCAAGGCGCAGGGGCAAGTGCAGGAGAAGATCGATGAAGCCTGTTTTGAAGCACATAAAGCCTTGAAGGAAGAGCGCAAAACGCTGTTTGCCCCCGTGCGCAAGCAAATTGATGAGACCGTGTTGTCTCGTGTGCAGCAACTTGACGAGTCGCTCAGGCGCCCTCTGAAGATCATCGAACAGCAGATAGCGCTGATGACCCGTACCAAAGAACAACTGGAGAGCATGCCTTATGGAACAATTCAAACAGTTCAATGCTGAGAAGCAGACCGCACTCAAAGGGTTGGAACAACTGCGAGCAGTGCTCGACGAGTTGGGCGAGATGGGCGCGGATGTCGGCAGCGAGCTGCAGAAAATAGACTCGGCGGTACAGGCGGTCGAGTCCGACGTTCTGCGTATCGCCTTGCTCGGTGCTTTTTCCGATGGCAAGACCAGCGTGATTGCCGCTTGGTTGGGCAAGGTCATGGCTGACATGAACATCGACATGGACGAGTCCTCCGACCGCCTGGCCATCTACTCCCCAGAGGGGCTGCCGGAAAAGTGCGAAATCGTCGACACCCCCGGCCTGTTCGGCGACAAGGAAAAGAGTGTCGACGGCGAGCAGGTGATGTACGAAGACCTGACCAAGCGCTACATCTCTGAGGCGCACCTGATTCTGTATGTGGTGGACGCCACTAATCCGCTCAAGGAAAGCCACTACGACATCGTCAAGTGGGTGCTGCGGGACTTGAACAAGCTGTCCTCGACCATTTTCGTGATCAACAAGATGGACGAAGTGACCGACCTCACTGAACAAGTGCTGTTCGATGCCCAGGCTACGATCAAGAAGGACAACCTCAAGGGCAAACTGCAGCGTGCGGCCAATCTCAGCTCGGACGAAATGGCCAGGCTGAACATTGTCTGCCTGGCATCCAACCCCAATGGGCGTGGCCTACCGTTCTGGTTCGGCAAGCCGGAGCACTATGAAAGCCGCTCGCGCATCAACGACCTCAAAGCCATGACCACAAAAGTGCTGCGGAACAATGTGCCGGCGATGCTGATCGCTAAGACAGGCTTGGATGTGGTGCGGGATGTTGTCGGCCAGCATGTACTACGCGCCGAAGAGCAATTGGAGCAACTCAAGGTCTTTGCCGAACAGAATGCCGAAGAATCGGCACGCATCAGTCAGGACATTGCCACGGGCCGCCGTGAGGTCAAGCGATTGGCTGGCGAGCTCTTCGAGGAACTTCAGAACCTTGAAAAAGGTTTGCTGGGCAAGCTCCGTCCTCTTGGCCTGGAAAACATTCGTGAATTCCTCGAGGACGAACTCGGTTACACCGAGGAAGGCATAGGCTTCAAGCTGAACCTGAAGATCAAGGGTGCGATCGACCGCTCATTCGATCAATCGTCCAAAGTGACCTGTCGCATCTCTCAGGATATTGGCCGCCAGCTCAACTCCAGCGAAAGTTTTCTCAATGCCATGGGCGACAGTGCATTGAAGTCGATGGGTGGTGCTGCCAAAGGCATTGCGAATCTGAGCCCAGACATTATCAAGGGCGCGGTCTTCGCGGCCCGCGATGCGCTCAGCGCGGTGACCGGTGTCGCGATCAAGTTCAAGCCCTGGCAGGCGACTAAAATCGCCGGAGCCATTTCGAAATGGGCAGGCCCTGCAGGTGCAGCCATCACTCTTACCTCGGACCTGCTCAGCGCATACAAAGCGCATGAACTGGAACAAGAGTTGAAAAGCGCCAAGGAGTCGATTGCCGAGGTGATCAAAAGTGCTTTCAAGGATATCTACAACATCATCGGCGACGACGAAAAGCTGCTGGATTTCTTTGCACCACAGCTCAAGGCGTTCGAGAAGATCGTGGAAACGGTGGAGGAGCGCTCGGCTTTTATCAGAGCCAATCAGGCCAAGCTTCAGGGTGTGAAGGCTAAGTTGAATGCACTTGCGTCGACGCCAGCGCGGTTGAAAGCGACGGTTTGAAGGAATGGCGAGGGGCGCTGGCGCCCAACCATTCGCTGCAGGCCGACGTCCCTAACGGGCCGCGGCCTGAGTTCAAACGTTAGCAGGCTTATGGTGAATTTCTCTTCGAGGCAAAAGTTTTCGGCATGGCCCAATCCGGACCTGCCGCCAGTTGCTGCCGGGGTATATGCGGTATGGGAAGGAGATACTCTTATTTACTGCGGTATATCAGGCCGTGAGTTTGAAAAGGCCGTTTCAGCCGCTAAGCCAAAATTTGGCCTAGGCTGTGTTCCTAAAGTGGTCACGGGTGGAGTGGATGATTTTATGAATGCGCGCCGTTGTGGCCGCGGTATGGGTGGTAAGATGGCCATCAACTTAGTCCTTTGGGTGTGATTGGTTTTGTTTGGCGACTAATCAGATCGCACAAACTGGACTGAGTTCCCTTCCTCCTGTGATCTACTATTCGGAACAGTTATTTAGATCTGTACACCCTGAGAAGCTTGCCCTGAATCGCTTTCTTGTCGAATTGGGTGACCGCTTGAACGGTCACCTGTAATGGAGTGGGTAGTTACACAGAATTATTTACAGGCTCAGAGTGACCGCTTTTGGTTACTCCAAGTAGTTGGTCATTAAGGCCCCTCCATTGATTCACAATGAGCTGCCTTCGGTTCAAAAGGTACTGCCATCGGTTCTCAGGTTCCTGCCATCGATTCTCAAGTTCCAACCATAGGCCCTCAAGATCATGCCATCGATCCTGAAGGCCCTGCCAGCGGTTCAAAAGGTCCTCCCATCGGCTTAAAAGGTCCGGCAATTCCGTAGAACCAGATTTAAAGTCCAGGAGTTCCTGCGTTTCTTCCCGTAGGATTTCACGCATGTGCTCGAGTAATTGTTCCTGAAGGTCATTAACTTGGTTCAGCAATTGTATGGTGTTGCGATCCTCTTCTTTACGACGCATGCGCCGCCTCGCATCGCGAAACCGAGGAATTCGCTCCACTAAGTCATTCGGAAGCGGCGTAAAGGGGACCCAAAGTTTCATCAGGTCAAGTTCATCGTGATCATAGTGATACTTGGTCAACTCACTGAGGGTGCTGAGCATTTCATACCGTTCGGCTTTGCGCATATCCGGCGTATCTTGTGCTGGATACACCCACCGAAAGAAGTCGACGTAGTACTCTACGTGATTCCCAGTGATGGTTAGATAGTTACCTACCGTACGAGGAAGGAAATCCAGTTCGGCTGCTATTTCGCTTCGGAGTTTTTGGTCGCTGACCCCATCACTCATTCCGAAGCGTTCATAGATGACTTGCACCATGCCGACCACTCGCGGGCACAGAGATCGCTTTGCATTTGTCGGCCATGAAGTCCATCATCCAATCGGGTGGTACAATCTTTTCCGCCCACAAACTGCGGAAGTTTGTAAGTACGCCTTTAATCCTGCGAATGTCCGCTCTATGGGGCTCATACAACAAAGGATTTTGTTGCCGTGGGTCCTGCTTATGTCAGTCCTCCAAGAATCTTTTGGTCGGTAGAAATTCGTCCTCATTTTCATCGTTGTATTCGTATTTTTTCATTTTTCAATGCTCGTTATGTCACCAAAAACATGTTCTGTCAGGGCTGATTTATGGGCCACACACAAGTGGGCATACCGCATAACCATCGCCAGCGTCTTGTGTCCCAAGTGGTTGGCAATCTCCAACAGGGTGGCACCATTCATGGCAAGCAAGGAGGCGCAGGTATGGCGCAAATCGTGGAATCGGAAGTCGGTGATTGCGGCCTCGATAAGGCATGCTTTCCAGTGATGATCGAAATGCTCAAACGGACCATGCAGCTCTGAAGTGTGGGGGAACAGATAGGCATCTCCCACCTGGCGGAACAGCATCAGCTCTTGAATGACGGATGCAGTCAGCGCCAAGATGCGCGGATCCTCATTCTTAGTACGCGGAAGGCGAGCGGTTTTGCGTTGAAAATCGATGTCCGCCCATTTCAGGTTGATCAGCTCGCTCCTGCGGGCACCGGTGGCGATAGCCATGTGGATAAGCAGATGCAGGCGTTCCCACTTACTGGCACTTGCGGCTTTCAGCAGGCGGGACAGCTCATCATCAGATAAGAAGCGGGTGCAACCATTGTCCTCAATCTTCTGGCGAACTTCACGGGCGGGGTTGTGCTTAACGTCGTGCTTGTCGTTGAACCATTGGAATACGGAAGAAATGGCCGCTTTGTAGCGGTTGAGCGTGCCGGGGCTTTTCTCATCTTTTTGGAGAGCCTCGAGAGCAGATTTGATGTGCTGCCGAGAAACCTTACCGACGGGCTTGCCATTGAGACGGTCAGCCCACCAGCCAAGACGCTGGATGATCGAACGATCACGGCCTTTATACTGGTCGAGAAATGCCGTTATTGCGGAATCAATGAGGATTGTGGAAAGGCTGGAGTGCGTCAAAGCATCGGCCATGTCATCGTAAACAATGAGCTGTGCCATAAAGGCTTCGGCGGCTTTTTTGGTTTTGAAGGTTTGACCGATTCGACGGCCATTTTTCATGAACTGTACGCGATAGCTACTGCCACGGTAATCCCCCCGAAAAACCAGGGTGCTCATAAGTAGAATTTTCCCGTACCTTGAACGCAGGAGGTTCTACATGAAAACATCACGCTTTAGCGATACCCAGATCATCGCCATCCTCAAACAAGCTGAGGCTGGAGCTCCCGTCCCGGAGCTCTGCCGCGAGCATGGCATCAGCACGACCACCTTCTACAAGTGGCGTTCCAAATTCGGGGGGATGGATGCCTCCCTCATGGCTCGACTCAAGGAGCTGGAGGACGAAAACCGCCGCCTCAAGAAGATGTACGCCGAGGAGCGCCTCAAGGCAGAGATCATCACCGAGGCCATGGCAAAAAAGTGGTAACGCCATCTGCCCGCCGGGAGATGGCGACCAAAGCCGTGACTCACTACGCCATATCCATCCGTCTGGCTTGCCGGATCTTCAAGGTCAGTGAAAGCTGCTATCGCTATCAGCCCGTGCTGGTCGATGAAAACCAGGAAATTGCCGATTGGCTGCTACGTATCACGGCCAGCCAGCGCAACTGGGGCTTCGGGTTATGCTTTTTGTACCTGCGCAACGTCCAAGGCTTTGGCTGGAATCACAAACGGGTATACCGGATCTATCGGGCGCTGGAGCTCAATCTGCGGATAAAACCCAGGAAACGGTTGGTTCGGGCTAAGCCAGAGCCGTTGGCGGTTCCCGACCAGCCTAATCAGTGCTGGTCGATGGACTTTATGCATGACCAGCTCAGCGATGGCCGCTCGGTGCGGCTGTTTAATGTGATCGATGACTTCAATCGTGAAGCGCTGTGCATCGAGGTGGATTTCTCCTTACCCGCCTCACGAGTCAAACGGGCGCTGGAGCAGGTGATCACGTGGCGAGGTAAGCCCGCCATTATCCGATGTGACAATGGCCCGGAATACATCAGCGAAGAGCTCAAGCGATGGGCGAAACAGGAGGGGATAACCCTGGGCTATATCCAGCCAGGAAATCCGCAGCAGAATGCCTACATCGAACGGTTTAACCGCACGGTGCGCTACGACTGGCTGGGCCATTACCTGTTTGAGTCACTGAATGAACTACAGGAGTTTGCCACGAACTGGCTGTGGGTTTATAACCATGAGCGGCCCAATATGGCGCTGGGTGGCTACACGCCGAAACAGCGTCTGGCACAGGCCGCATGACCTCTACTTTTGAATGCCCCTAAAAATGGGGGGATTACCCCACGCTTACCGGTGATTTTTTGAATGTTTGCCATGGTTGAAACCCTTTGCACGAAATTGCACGAAGTTTTGGTTTTCAACCGCAGTACTCAGGAGACATAACGCCGCATTTGCCACGTTAAACTGTTGACCAAACAGGGTTTTAATAATGGTGCCCGGGGTCGGACTCGAACCGACACGGTTATTCACCGGCGGATTTTGAAACCGTTGACCACCCTTTAAAATCAATAACTTACTGATTTATATCGTTTTGCATTGCTCACTGGTGCTCACTGATGCTCATTGCTGGGGTGTTCGGTGGACTGTTTATGGACACTTTTCAGTGCGGTGATGGGGTTTAGCCGTACCGCATCCTCCAGGTGATCGGGGGCAAAGTGGGCATAACGCATCGTCATCTTGATATCCGTATGGCCGAGGATTCGCTGCAACACCAGAATGTTGCCTCCGTTCATCATGAAGTGACTGGCAAAGGTATGGCGCAGAACGTGGGTGCTCTGGCCAGTGGGCAGCTTGATACCTGCTCGCCGGATAGCCTTCTCGAACTCGGCATAGCAATCATCGAACAGGCGGCCTGTGCGCTTGGGCAGCATGGCCAGCAACCAGGGAGCGACAGGGACAGTCCGGTTCCGCTTGCCCTTGGTCTTTGTGAAAGTGATCCGCCCCATGCCGATCTGTGATCGGCTGACCTTCTCAATCTCAGACCAGCGGGCGCCGGTCGAAAGGCAAAGCATAACGACCAGCCACAGATCCCGCTGCTCCTTGCAGGCATCAAGCAGTTGCTCGATCTCATCCTGGGATAGATAGGCCAGCTCGGATTCTTGCACCTTGTACTGGCGCAGGTCAGAAAGCGGGTTACCGCCGTGCCAAACCCCGAGGCGGGCCAGCTCATTGAACACCGCTTGCAAATAGAGCTGCTCGCGGTTGATGGTGGTGGGGGTGACCTGCTTGCGCTGCCCTGGTACATAGAGCTCACCAGCCAAGCGCCGCTCGCGGTATGCCGAGAAGTGTTCAGAGGTGAACTCGCTGGCCAGCGGGTTGTCCAGTGCCTCGCACAGCCATACCAATTTGTCACGGCGCCGGTCGCCATCAGCCAGGGTCTGGCCGTGACGGCCGAACCAGAGGTGAACCAGATCGAGCAACCGCTGGCCATTCTGCTCAGGCTCGGGTTCATCCTCTTTCAGCCATGGCTTGTTCATCAGCTGGTGCCGTTCCCACGCCAGCGCCTCCCCCTTGGTAATAAAGGATTTGCGCAGGCGGGGGCCGTTTACCCCATCAGGGCGAACGTCTGCCCGCCACGGCTTGGCTTGCCCCTCAATTTTTTTGACTGTCATCGCACACCGCCCGGGCTTGCTTGTGGGATGCAATGGCCTGCGCCAAAAGGTCGCGCGCAGACTTCAACGAAACATCATCGCCAGTTCTGGCGGCGGTATAGAGCTGGCCAACAAACGAATAGGTGCGTTGCACCAGAGAAGCAGCATGCCGGATAACCACATCATCATCCATATGGCTGGTGCGAAGGCCGCTCATCGAATCGCTGGCCGCAGATATCGCCGGATTGACAGTGATGAACCGATACTCTGCGAACTGGTTGGGGTCGATCTGCTGGCCATTGAGCAGGCCACCAAAGCGCGCCATCACTCCATCCGTGACCTGATTCATCTGCTGATAGATATCCTGTTCCAGTCTGCACTGCTCAGCGAGTGACAGTGCCCGCAGTACCGCGGCGGGGTGCTGATCGGATGGTTGTTGCTCTCGCTGTTCATTCGCACTATCAGCGGGTGGCATGGGGGCATCAAACCTAGCCGGACGGGACAGCCAAGCGCCAGCGCCAGCAGCAAGGAACAACAGTACAACCCCTGCAGCTGCTTTGCCTGGGCGAACCTGCGCCCGTTCATCTTTGCTCATCTTGCTCACGGCCACCGCATGGCTGATGAATAGCAGGATGCTATGAGCAGCCGCCAGCAAGCCCAACAGCACAAGTCCGCCAGACAGCTCAATCTTGCCATCAGGAACCATGCCCAGCAGGGAAAACCCGAGGAATCCATAGAGGCCGATAAAAAACGCATTCAGGCGGCGCTTCTGGCCAAGCAAAGCAGGTTTGAACAAACCGGCCACGGTAAGCAACAAACACAAAAGGGCCGCCAAGGCAGCCATCAACGAAAGCATGTGAACTCCTTAGAACTTTTTGCCTGCCCAGACCACACGACCAACCAGATCCAGCTCGGCTAGTTCTTCCTTACTCAGGTCACGGGATTTATACAGCGGGTTGTCAGAGATGATGCGCACACCACCGAGATCGAACTGCAGGCGCTTGACGAACAAGCCACCATCGAGGCGCAGCACATAGAGGCCATCGCGCGGCGCTTCCCCATTCTTCAAGCGCACCAAGATCACATCACCGTCATTGATAGTCGGCTCCATGCTGTCACCCTTGGCGCGAATAACAGCCATCTTGGCCGGGTCAAATCCTTCGCGGCGTAGCCAGTCTGAACGGAAGGCCATCGGTTCGGCTAGCGGCTCATCCGTGATTGTGGCGCCATGGCCTGCACTCGCAAACACTTGATAGGCGGGGATGGTTGTGAACTCACCGGATTGCTCTGGGATGAGATCATTGCTAGCGACCCGATGAAACTTAGCTTGCTCACCCGTACCGAAAACCAACCACTCAAAACTGACACCTCCGGCTTGTGCAAGCTTTAGTGCGCGGTCGACCGGGGGGATCGTTCCTTCATAGAGATAACGCCGCAATCCACCATCAGTCATATCAGCTCTGCGAGCAAAAGCTCTCAATGGTTCGTTACCAATAACCTTTTCTAGCCTCGAAACAAACTCGCTTTGGCTAAATGCGATCTGTTGTAAGCAATTACCACCCATATCGTGCCACCATCAAGTTTATGTGAGCGAAAACTACCTATTACTTGACCGGCGCTTTTTTTAGATCAATCATGCAATCACCAAATCGCAATGAACATCTAAGAGCAGCACCGAGTAGGAGTAAAAGGGGAGACATCATGTCAGCGAACAACATAACGATCAAGATCGCAACCATCGCTACGCCGTTCGAGACGTATTGCTCTGAACATCGAGTAGCAAAAGGGACGGCTAGAAAGATGCTTCATGACGGCCGTCTGACTGCTATGCCAAGGAACAAAGCAAACGACAACATCATGATCAATATGGTGGCAGAAACGGTTAAAGCCGTTGAGTCAGCCAATCTAAAGAATGTTGTCATCGTAGTTGGATAACTATGGCACTCAATGGAGCGAGAACCATGTTTATCGGTGACGAATGCAAACATCCGCACTTTGAATCTGCATGCAGCAGATTTACCTCCACCCATGTGATCAGCAAGGTCGCCGCCGCGGCTGGCATAGATGCTCAGGTGTTGAGAAACAAACTCAACCCTGACCAGCCGCACCAGCTGACCATGGCCGATCTCATCGCGCTGTATCACGCCACCGAAGGGGACGAAACCCTATTCGACGGCATGCTGCTGGAATGCGGGCTGACAGCCATCGCCATTCCAAACGCTGAACGTGCGCCATCCCTCCCCCATCAAGCGATCGACCTCAATGCAAAGGTGGCCAGTATTGGTCAGCGCGCGCTGGCGCTGGCCGAGCAGGGACGGGTTTCACGCACCGAACGCAACACCATCGTCAGTGTGGCCACCTCTGCAATGGGGTCGTTGGCACTGCTGATCCACGACATCGAGGCCCGCTTTCAGGCTGTGCCTACTGTCACCTGTGCATCAGACATCCTGATGCAAACCATGACTATGTAAGGGGAGACCCATGCAACAGACAACCATCAACCACGAAGAACGCAACCTCGCTGGCCTAACTCCGATGGAGCAGGTGGCCATGAATACCGCCGGCTGCCTGATGCTGCGTGAGTTGTTCGGTAAAACCCGCTCCAGTTTGGACACCGACTGGCTGGCCATGAGCCAAGCCAAGAAAGCGGCCATCTGTGCCATCGCCCGCCAGCCACGTGGCGAGCTGATGACAGCCACCTTGTCAGCCCTGCCCCATGCCCAACGCGAAGCGGTCAGGATGGCGGTGATCGCGCTGGAGTACCAGGGGGAGTTTCGCGGCGGTTGTGACACCAAGGTGTGGCACCCGGCACCAGTGACCAGACCGATCGGGGATATCGAGAGAGAGAAGAAGGAACGCGCCGCAAAGCTGCGCATGAAGCGCGCCGTCATGGCCGCCAACCAGATGGCCCAAAGCGGCCCACGAGCAATCGGGCAATAAAAAACCCGCTATCGGTGCGCCAACACCAGCGGGCTTTCATCAATCAGTTATCGACTAGGAGGTCGAATGCCAACTTTAGCCATTCTCGACACAGTGCGCAACCTGCGCCTGCAAAACCGCAAGCTGGCCCGCCTGGGCAGCCGCTACAACTCAAGTCCTGACCTGATCAATGCAGTGGAACAACCGGCCGCCATGGCATGGCGAGCGGTATGGTCATGCGTCAACAGCCGAGGGGGGATCTGATCATGTCTGCAGCTATCACTCGCCGCACCGTTCCGACCATCGAAGACGCCAGCGCCTATCTGGTGCGGCAGGGTTACACCAACTGCGGCACCACCTGGCTGCGCGGCCAGAACGGGTACGCCCGCATGGAGCGCATGACCTCTGGCGCGATCCGCATCATCGAGGGGGTGGCATGAAAAAGCTGTTCCACCCCATCACCCAGCAGGCGGCTTTGACCGATTTGGCAGAGCTGCCACATCGCATCAAGGCAAATACATACAACACCAAGCGCGGCCCAGAGGGCCGCAATCTACGCGAGCAGGCCCGCCAGCAGCTGCGTTGGCTCAAGGTGTTCCGCTCAATGAACGGGAGGGCCAGCGCATGAGCTTCGATGCAATCCATATCGCCAAGCGCGCCGAAAAGGCAGTGCTGCCGCTGCTGACCGAACTGCTGGCCACCGGCGAGCAGGAAAACCGGATCGCCCTGGGCGATCTCTACTCGGGGGATGAGTACATCCAGGTGCAGCTGGTCGTGACCAGCCGTCCTGCCGATCTGCTCGATGACGACTCAGTGATGGGGGATGAGGAATGAGTAGCACCACCGGCAACACCATTGAGCGTGAACTCTACCCAACCCCAAAAAGTGCCGTGGCCGCTCTGATGCGCCGCATTCAGTTCCGTCAGGGTGACACCTTTATGGAGCCGTGCCGCGCCGAGGGGAATATCTATGATGCCGTCCCACTGCCTGATGGTCAGAAGGAATGGGCCGAGATCCGCCATGGCCGTGACTACATGGAATGGGATTTTGGCCGCCAGTTCGACGTCATCATCACCAACCCGCCGTTTTCCCTCACCGAGGAATTTATGAGAAAGAGCCTGTCCGAACTCGCGCCGGACGGCACGCTCATATACCTGCAACGTGTGAACTTCCTAGGCAGCAAAAAGCGGGTGCCGTTCTGGGCTGAAATCGGCTTCCCGAACAAGACCCCGATCCTGGTGCCTCGCCCGCGTTTTGTGAATGGCGGATCTGACTCCTGCGAGTACAGCTGGTTTATCTGGGACAAGGGCAACCGCGTTGCCCTGCCGGACGGTCTGAGCCACCTGATTGCAGAGGAGGCAGCATGAGCCATCGCCTGATCTCTGACCTGCAAACTCGCGTGGATAGATGGTTCAACACCCTGATGGGTGATGAGGCCCGTTTGCGAAGCTACCAGCGAGACCTGCTGGCAATGCGCCAACTATCCCCTCGCCCACGCTGCACGGTCTCTCTGACACTGCGCCAGTGTGTCGCAGCCAGAAAGATGGCGAGGCATGCCCGCCATACGCTGGCTTCCTGCCGGAACAACATCAAAGAGCTGTCGGGTAACCACTACCAATGACCAACCAGAACAACAAAGGGCCAGCCGCCGAGGCTGGCCATCTTGGTTTTGCCATCCACCGCCTGCCGACGCCAAAGCGCAACCAGCTGCAGCTGTCTAAAAAGGCCCTGCGGTCACGCATCGATGCGCTCGCCAACGCCATGCCGGGTACCAAACTGGAAGCCGCCTTTGTGGGCGCCCCTGGAGAGTCCGATCTGGTCTGGGCGGTGCAGTTGCTCGATGGCCTCTCCATGCAGTTCACCCAGGTGCTGTTCAAGCAGTACGTACGCCGCCGCAAAGATGGAACCGCCCGCAACTGCCGTAGCGCAAATATCTGGCTGCGGGAGCGGGTGAAGTGGGTTCGCTCTCTGGTAATGGCGCTGCCGGTCGATGCCCACCATCTGCGTGATGATGACGGCCGCAAGCGGGTCGCCCACCAGTTCGCCAACCAGACGGCCGCCATCTGGAAAAATATCGAGCAGAACGCCACCGCCGGTGAACTGGATCTGATGGAGACATGGGAAGCCATCAAGCAGCCAGCAGACCAGTGGGGCTTTATCGGCAAGATGCCGGAGTTCAAAACCAGAGAGGCGCGGGATAACTGGATCCTGAGCGTCATGGTGCGCCTGCTCTCTGCCAAGTGGTGGGAGAGGCGCGTCAACCGCTGTTGGGATCGCCTGCAAGAGCACATCGCCATTCTGTTGGGTAAGGTGCGCAAGGGCGTTTCTGCCTACGTCTCGAACGCCACCATGAAGGTGGTGCGCGAGCGCAAGCGGGCCATGATGCGCTGGCTGGCCGAGTCGGAGGTGATGAACGAGCAGCACGACCTGGTTGTCTCGATGAAGGACTGCTGGGAGGCGAGCAATGCCAACCCGGTCAACCGCCGAGCCGAGATGATGACCCGCATGCGCGGCTTTGAAGACTACGCCGAGGAGCAGGGCCATGTGGGAGTCTTCTTCACCTGGACGGCGCCGAGCCGATTTCACGCCTGGAAGACGGGCCGCAACGGCAAAACCATCGAAAACGACAAGTACCAGGGGGCCACCCCGCGCGACACCTGCGCCTATCTTGGCCAGCTCTGGAGCAGGGCACGCTCATACCTGAAGCGCTGGGGCATGCCTATCTATGGCTTCCGCGTTTGCGAACCGCACCACGATGGCACCCCGCACTGGCACATGCTGCTGTTTATGCGCAAATGCGACCGGAATGGGGTGATCGATACCCTGCAGCGTTATGCCCTGACAGATGATCGGCAGGAACTCGAGCGCAGCAATCAGGGCATCCCCTTCACCGATTTTACCCCGCGCTTCGACTGGAAGGAGATAGACCCGTCCAAGGGGGACGCCACCGGCTACATCGCCGCCTATATCGCCAAGAACATCGATGGTGAGCATGTGGATGGTGATGACGAGTCGGGCACCACGGCAGACGTGGGCGCCCAGCATGCTTGCGCGTGGGCAAGTTGGTGGGGGGTCCGTACCTTCCAGCAGATCGGCGGCGCCCCGGTCGGGGTGTGGCGCGAGCTGCGCCGCATCAGCAACGCCAAGAAGCACGGCGATCTGGTGGGGCCACCCAAACCGGTTCTGCAAGACCCGCGCTTTGAGGCAGCCCGCTTTGCCGCGGATAACGGCATCTTCCGCTGCTACCTACACGCCATGGGTGGGGCCCTCTCTACCCGCGCAGAGCACCCCATCAAGCTGGCCCACCTCATCGAAGAGCAGGCCAACAGATACGGCGAAGACATCAAGCGCCTGATGGGGCTGCACACCGCTCGCCTGGGTATCAAGACCCGCCTGCAAGGGTGGGAAGTGGTGCCAGCAGGCACCTTTGAGGCCGCCAAGGCCGCCGGGGTTTCGGTTGGGGGTGTTGGGGTTAAGGCGGGCGACAGCCCGGCGCCTTGGAGCTCTGACAATAACTGTACGCAGCCGGATCCTGATGCGTTCGCGGATCAGTTAATGGCAGAGCAATGGGGTTTATCGCCCTTCTCCATCGGTCGTTTGCGCTCAGGCGCCAGCGTCAGCGTGGACGGTTTCAGCCTCTGGCTTGAGAACGGTCAGGTGCAATCGGGACGAGCGATCCCGAGCGAGCCGGATTGGCAGCCAGAGGGCCAGCGGCCAGCCGAACTGGGCCAGCCGGATGAGTACGCGCTGCCGGAAGGCGATGAGGACTGGCCGATGCTGGTTGAGCTGTGCGGCAAGGTTTACCAGGCACAGGGCCATGCCGGGGCATTCCGCTGGATCGAGATGCTGCCGGAGCCCTACCAGTCACACATGTGGGCCGAGCTGGAGAAGCTGGATACACCGGAGTGGCTGCAAGAACAGAACGACTACAGCGAGGAGTGGGTATGAACAACAAACAGACAGTCAGCCGTGAAGATTACCGCCGCCTGGATAATCGGGTGACCTGCATCCTGCAGCAGCGCTGGCCAGCCAACGAGATTAGCCAGTGGGTGGGGATGCTCAAGGGAAAACAACAGTCCGTGGCCTGCGCCATCCTGCGCCGCCGGCACCCTCGCCCCGCGCTGCTGGCCCTGCCAGCCATAGCCACCGAGGTGCCGAACCCGTTTCAGGCCAGCACCAACCGTCCCACCGTGCCGGTGCGCTCAGCCGATGGCCGCACTGTTGGCCGCCGCCATATCGTGGATGGGCTCACCCCCGTGGCCATCGACCAGAGCGGCACCATCCGATGCGCCGTCACCGGCCGCACCCTCTTTATCGCACCAGGCAGCCAAATCGACCGCGCCAACCCGGGCGCCGCCGAACAGCTCAACAAAACATACCAGTCAGCCCTGCACCAGGTAGTGGCTGACCATAGCAGGGAGACCACGAAACAAGCGGGAAGCCATGAATGACATGTTTTATTGAAAAACTGACGATATCGCCATGAATGATCACTCTAATCAGAACACAAAAAAATCTGGACAATATGTCATTATTTTAAGAACGTAGTGAATCACAATCACTTTGTACTAGTTTTCACGATTAGGAGAGATAGTATATGAATAAGACAAATATCGTATATTTAGAGGGTGAGCAGATTCGTCAAAAAAAAATATCTCCAATTTCATTATTCCCTCTGCATTTAGAGCTCCATAAGGCAGGAATAAAAATAGGCGAAGGAACTGGGTTTATATACTTACATCAAGATTCAAATAAAAAGTTCCTAGTGACAAATTACCACGTCGTGACATGCAGAGACCCTAAGGACCCAGCAAGCCTACTTCCAGGGTATCCTGACTCACCGGACGAAATAAAGTTCAGTACTTTGATGCAGCCAAAACTCAGACCAGAAATAGGTGCAATCAAAATCAATGCCGATACAACATGGTATGAGCATTCACGACGTGCAGAAGGCGTAGATATAGTAGCCATCGAAATATCGTTCCCCGATGAGGCGGTTACCTTTACCCAAGATATGCTAGGTCTTGTAGAAGATATAGATGTAATGGCTGGCTCAGATTTGTTTATTGTCGGATTCCCATGGGGTTACAGCGTGGAAGACTATTACCCAATATGGAAGAGGGGAACTGTCGCCAGTGAACCATCAGTTAAACCAAACGGATTATCGATGTTTTTTATTGACGCTTTTACGCATCCAGGTATGTCTGGCTCTCCTGTTTTTGTATCCAGTTGGAGAAGTATGGTAGATCTAAATCGCGAAGCATATGATAGTTACCATATGTACAAAGAAGGTAATCTCAGCGCTACTGATTTTATTAGTAGTATTGATACAACGTCCATGGAAGGGAAATCTAGACTGTGCTTTAGTCTAGTCGGGATTTATTCAGGAAGAGTTTCAGTGCGAGATAAAGACCCAAACATTGGTATTGTTTGGCAAAGATCCCTTATTGATGAGTTATTTAATGTCAGTAATCTAGTGAAGCATCCATATCCACCGATAGAAGTCAGTAACTAACCAAAAGTTCGGCGCAAACCTATTCAATAAATCCATACTATGCATTTAAGTTTGAAAAGAAACGACCTCATTTAAGTCAAGGGGCGCTATTGCGCCCCCAGTCCTTCCAGTACCATCTGCCGCCCCTCTGGCGTCAGCGACCCCATCAAGCTCAGCACCAGCTGGTTCGCCGTCTTGGCTGACGGGCTCAGTGTATGGGTGAACGACAGACAAGCCACCCAGGAGTGGCCGCACTCTGCATCAGTGCACTGGCAATACAGATCAGAGACGTCATCGCTCAACTTGTTGGTTTTGGTAATGCGGCCCCGTTGGCCACACACTTTGCAATAAACCCGCATCACCCCTCCCGATAAATCAAACATTCAATCAATAGATTGCATCTTACCCCAAAAGGACTGGTTTTTTATACAGCCGACCCGATAGTTTCCCGAAAATCGACCCACAGCGCGCGGGGCAGCCCGGCACTGTTGATGGAGTCCTTGATCAGTTCGCACAGTGGCAGCACCTCGTTGCGGGCATAGGTAGCGTCATACTTATCAGGGTCACCCAAGCCGCCGCCGCCATTGGTCGGGATGATACCGGCCAGAGCAGGCGGGTACCGGTGCGCCGTCAGCACATCCTGGGCGGTGATCCCCTTGATGGCTGCGAACTCGTCTTTGGTCGCGATATCCCCAACCGGGATCAGCTTGATGCCGTCAGGCTTGCCTTCAGGGATGTTCACGAACATCGAGCGGAAGTTACCAACCCCCTTAGAGTTGGCGATCATCTGCTTCATCTCCTCCTCGGTTTCATCGTCCATGTTCGGGTCGGTGGTGTAGAAGATGAACCCCATGTGGGCGCCGTTGAGGAAGTATTTGCGGCGGAACAGGGTGGCATCCTGGTTGAGCAGGGCCGACTGCAAGCCGCCCAGATAGTCGGGCATGCCATAGACCTGCTGCTCTGGGTCGTACTGGGCCAGCCAAATCACATCCTCCGGCCGATAAACCAGGTTAGGCTTGCCCTGCTGCAGATAGACAAAGCACCCGTCAGCCCGGCGGCGCAAATAGACGCTGGAAAGCGGGTGCAGCCCCACCACCTGGCCAAAGCCATTGCGCAGCTTGAGCAGGCCACCGTCACCGAATTGCACGTAGTTGTGCACATAGGCGGTGATGACATTGCGCTGGGTGGTGAAGCGACCCGCCACCATATTGCGGCGCGCCATCAGGATCGCCCCGTGGTGAGCGTTGGCCCGCGCCACCTTGGCCAGCCCCTTGCGGTCAATGGGCGGCTGGTAATATTCCCCATAGGGATTGAAGAATACCCCGGTGTAATCGGTCATCCAGGCCGTGGGGTCGATGGCCTCCGCCGTGCTGAACATCACAGATGGCCGAGGGGATGAGGTGGCCACCTGCTGGGCCGGTTTTTGTCGTTTGGTCATGCTGCCTTCTTCTGCTGGCTGGTTACCCAGGTGGATTTACGTTTGCGGTTGGTATCGAGCGGCTCGTTGGCCACGGCGTGGGCGATGGCAAAAAACACGTCAGCGTGTCCGGTCACATTGTCCCGAGCGGCACGGAACGTCATCTGGCCGCCGCCGGTGGTGCTGCGCTTGATGGCGAGGAACGCCAGCGGGATATCCCGATCCGAGCCGTCCCACTCGATGCGGTTCGCCTCAACCACATCGATCATCTTGAGTACCAGCCGCGATTTGCTCTCGATGCTGTAGTTGATGGGGTGGCATACCCCTTTGAAGGTGGGCTTCAACAGGTCAAACACCCCGGAGCCGATGCCGGAGACATCGACCCCGAGATAAGTGACCCGGAACTTCTTGGCAATGCGCTCGATCTCCTGCGCCTGAAACTGGAAGTTGAGCCCGCGCCAGTAGTGCTTTTCCAACACACGGAACCGCTCACCGGCGACCATCGGTGGGGCAACCACCACAAGGGTGGCGTTGTCGCGGGTGCGGCTCGGGTCGTAGCCCATCCACACCTCGCGCCGCCCGAACGGGTCAGGTCGCCCGGGCTTGTAGTCCTCCCACCGGCTCGGGTCAACCCCTGCCCGCTCCATATCCTGGAACTTGAACACCGACAGGGCATCATCGATAAACCGGCACATGTAGAGGCGATCGAACACCTCTTCGGGGTACTCGTCTTTCAGCTCCTCGATGTCGATGAGGTTGCAACCAAGGCGAATGGCATCCTCGATGGTGATGACGTAACGCCACTGCCGATCAGGGCAGATGCGGCCGCCGTCGCGCAGATCATCTTCACCAGGGAAATCGATGGCCACCCGGCTCGGACGCTGGCCCTTCCAGCGATCCCCCGTCCAGAACCGGTACGCTTCGTGAACCTTGCTCGATGGGGTCGAGAAGTAGGTCTTGCGCCAGCGGCTCTGGGTCGCCATGGCGCTGGCCACGTCCGATAGCTTCTCGAAGTTGGGGATCCAGAAATACTCGTCGATGTAGACGTTGCCGGAGCGGGACTGGGCGCTGTTGGAGTTGGTCGAGCAGAAGTGCAGCTCGGCCCCGTTCGACAGCACAATGGGGTTACCGGTCAGGGTGACACCGAGGAAGGTCTGGGCAATCTTGCAGATGTAGGAGCGGAACACCTCTGCTTGGGCGCGGGTGGCTGACAGGAATATCTGATTGCCGCCGGTCAGTACCGCATCTTCCAGCGCCTCACCGGCGAAGTAGTAGGTCATGCCGATCTGGCGTGACTTCAGGATGTTACGGGTGCGCGGCAGTGCCGGGTCGTTCTTGGCCTCACGGCAGCGCAGCTGATAGCCGAACAAGGTACCAAGCCACTCGGCAAAGTCTGCCTCGGTGAGGTGGCCGATCTCGTTCTTGGCCTTCTTGCCGCCCTTCCCTTTGCGGCCACCGCCATCCTGCCCGCCCCTGCTACGCGGGGAACGGTCGGGGGAAGGCTCGTCACCGGATTCACGGCGGGCGGTCAGCGCCTGCTGGCGCTCGGCCCACTTGAGTGCCTTCTCTTTCAGGCTGACATGGTGCCCGACCAGTCGGTCGATTTCGTCGAGTTCTTCGGGGGTTTTCTTCTCTCGGCCCAGCAGAGAGTGCAGGCGGCGGGCAATGGCATCCTCCACCGCCTCTTCGGTCAGCAGGTCACGCCAGCCGTACTTCTCGGCCCAGAAGTAGACTACCCTGCAGGAGTTAAGGCCAAGTTCGTCCTTGATCTCCTGGGGTGTCCATCGTTTAAGGTAGAGTCCCCGCGCGGCATTGCGGATCTCTTCGGGATACGCCACGGCGCCTCCATCTTGTGAATGATGGCGCCATCATAGCCAGCCCCCCGCCCCCACTTATCGCCCTGATGTTCCAAGCAATTCGGATATCCCCATGGATCCGAATCGCCTTGAACACAACCGGATGAATACCCCTTGCCGACCCGATAGCCTGAGCCCGTATCAATTGGGAGCTGGCATGAACATATCAACCTTGAGAACTGGCTGGGTCTGCATCGCCACCGAAGGCACAACCGTCGATGGTCGGGAGATTACCGCCGCTTGGCTGACTGACATGGCCGAGACCTACGATCCGGAATACTACACCGCACTGATTTGGCCTGATCACGACCGCTGGTCGAACTTCGGCTATGTACAAGAACTGAAGACAGAAGTCGTGGATGGCAAGCTCAAGCTATTCGCCATCCTGAGCCCGACCCGTGATCTGGTTTATTACAACCAGGTTGGCCAATACCAATTCTGTTCCATCGAGCCGCAAGAGCAATTTGCCGATCTGGGCCGCACCTACCTGCGCGGCCTCGGCGTTACCGATGAACCAGCCAGCACCGGCACCACCCACCTGAAGTTCAAAGACAAGAGTGGCAAATCTCGCCTGATTGGCACCAGTGAGCCGCTGGATCTCTCCACCTTCAAACTGCCAAAGAACGAAAAAGCCGACGGTCTGATCACCAAGTTTTTCAGCTTCTTGGCCAGCCATGGTGAACAGGAAACCAAACCCACCCCCAGCCATCCAGAGGATGAGGAAATGACCAAAGAACAGTTCGACCAGTTGCTGGGAGCCGTCAACGGCCTTGGCACCAAGATCGAAGGCTTTAGCGCAAAGCTGGAAGCAAAGCCGGAGGTAACGCCCGAGCCGGTTATTGAACCGAAAGAAGAAGACGACAAGTTCAGCAAGCTGAACGAGACCATCACTGGTCTGGCAGCCACCGTCGGCGAGCTGAAAGGCCAGATCGAAAAGTTCTCCGTTGAGTTGCCGGACCAGCGCCCGAGCCCATTGGGCGGTGACGACTCCACCTATCAAGTTTGCTAAGGAGCATTCAGTGAGCCAAACCCTGACCGTTCAGGCCGAACAGCGCCTGAACAAATACTGCGATGCCCTGGCTAAAGCCTATGGCATCGACATCACCAAGCTGGGCAAACAGTTCAGCGTCACCGGGCCGGTTGAGACAACCCTGCGTTCTGCCCTGCTCGCCTCGGTCGAATTCCTCGGCATGATCACCTGTCTGGACGTAGACCAGATCACCGGCCAAGTGGTGCAGGTCGGCGTCGGCCAGCTCTATACCGGTCGTAAAAAAGGCGGCCGCTTCAAGGGCGAAGTGGGCGTTGATGGCAACAAGTACGAGCTGAAAGAGACCGACTCCTGCGCCTCTCTCTCTTGGGCCACCCTCTGCACCTGGGCAAATGCCGGTAGCGAAGGCGAGTTCATCAAGCTGGTTGGCGAGTTCGTCAACACCGCATTCGCCCTCGATATGCTGCGGGTTGGCTGGAACGGTGTATCCGCTGCTGATACCACCGATCCGGAATCTCACCAGCTCGGCGAAGACGTCAACAAAGGCTGGCACCAGATCGCCCGCGAGTGGAACGGTGGTAGCCAGATCATCAAGGCGGAAGAGGGCAAGAAGATCTACTTCGACCCGGACGGCAAGGGCGATTACAAGACCCTCGATGAGATGGCCTCCGACCTTATCAGCACCACCATCGATCCGCTGTTCCAGCAAGACCCACGACTGGTGGTACTGGTCGGTACCGATCTGGTAGCCGCCGCTCAAGCCAAGATCTACAGCGAAGCAACAAAGCCGAGCGAACAGATCGCCGCCCAGCAGCTGGCCAAGTCCATTGCCGGTCGCAAGGCGATGATCCCGCCGTTCTTCCCGGGCAAGCGGATGGTAGTAACCACCCTGGACAACCTGCACTGCTACACCCAGCGCGGTACCCGCAAGCGCAAGGCAGACGATAACCAGGACACCAAGAGCTTCGATAACCAGTATTGGCGTATGGAAGGCTATGCCCTGGGAGAGCACAAGGCCTATGGCGGCTTTGAAGAGGCCGACATCGTGATCGGTGCTGATCCTGCGGCTCCAGCAGAAGCGGGTGCGTAAACCATGAGCTCACCCGGTCAACGTCACAAGCAGCGTGTGCATGCCATGCAGGGGGCCGAACAGGCCGCCTGCACGGGCGTGGCCACCGGTGCGGTGGCTGACAGCCTGCACCTGCAAATGATTGCCCTGGAACAGGACATCGTTCGCTTGCGCAAGCTGGCCCGAATTGGGGATCGGGTGAACATGAAACGCGACGAGCTGATGCCCAAATACCGCCCCTATGTGGAGCGGTATCTGGCCAGCGTGGCCGAGTCCGGTCAGTCCTACCAGAACGAGCTGTTTCAAAGGCTGGTGATCTGGGCCTTTGACGTTGGTGACTTCGACACCGGGATCGCCTGGGCAGAGCTCGCCATCAAGCAGGGACAACGAACCCCGAACAACTTCAAGCGCGACTGGGCCACCTTCGTGGCCGACACAGTGCTGGAGTGGGCCGAGAAAAACGCCGCCGAAGGCCATGCCGTCGAGCCATGGTTCTCCCGGGTGTTCGACAAGGTGCGCAACGAGTGGCGCCTCAACGAGAAGCTGACCGCCAAGTGGTTCAAGGCTGCGGGTTGCCTGCTGCTGCGCGACCAGGACGGCCAGCCACGACCGAGTGCAGTGGGTGACAGCGCCACCCTGGAACAAGCAGCCCACTGGCTGCTCCAGGCCGAGAAGCTGCACCGCAAAGCGGGGGTAAACACCCTGCTGCTCAAAATTGCCATGCGCCTGCGGGCGCTCAATCCGGAGCAATAAGACTCTCCGCGCCACCGCACCCCGGCGGGGAGGATAGGCAAGCCGCAAGGCCTGCGCCGAATCCTGTGATCCGTGGCTTCAGGGGTGCACCTATTCAACCAGCGAGGTCACTGATGTTTGCAGGCAAGGATATCGACTACAGCGCAGCCACTATCCGCAATGACGGGTTTTGGCCTGATGTGGCCGTGGCCGACTTCGAGCGCCGCCGCGCCCTGCCTGCTGACCTAGACCAACAGACCACCGGCGCCGCCCTGCTGGCCGCCGTATCTGAAATCAACCTGCAACTGGCGATGCGTCAGGCCGCACTGATGGCAGAGGGCTACGTCAGCGCCGCCGATGTGCCGGGGCCGAGCCTTGAGGGCGGCACTAATGCCCTGACCGAGCAGTATCTGGCCGCCGTGTTTGCCCGTGCCAAAGCAGCCTTGCTGCCGGAGTTCGCCAGCGTCACAGAACGGGCCGCAGCAAACAACCAGGTAGAGCGATCCCCAGACCAACGCGCCCAGCTGCTGGCCGAGAGTCAGCAACTGGTGCGCAGCATCAAGGGCAAGCGACGTGCGGGGGTGTCCTTGATATGAGTGAAGGCATGAACGAACAGCAGGCCCAGGGCTATTTCCTCCACGCTCTCCACGCCGAGATCCAGCGGGTGCTGCCAGCCAAGTGCCACAAGCATCTGGATAGCTGGATGGAGAACGGCACCATCAGGCTGGAGCCCAAGAACATGGGCCCCACTGGGGTAGATGTGGCATGGCTCACCTATCAGGCGGTGTTCACCGTCGAGCAACTGCCGTTTCGCGAGCTGGATCCGGCCATCGTGCTGGCCTCTGTGGCCGCCTGGGTGCAGGAGCATGACGAGTTTCGCGAGCAGTTCGATCTGGCCGATCCCGAGTACGCCGTCACCCCGAACGATGAGAAGACCGCCGATCTCGAGATCCAGCTCGCCTTTACCGAGCCGCTGCGCCTGATCGAACACCCCAAGGGCCCCATCAACTGGATGGGAAAACGCTGGAACGTGGCCCCGTATGAAATCTGGGTGGCAGACCACATCGATATGAACGTCGGTGACACCGGCCATCACCAGATCGGTGACCCGTCATGATCACCATCACTCTCGACACCCAGCGCAGCAAGGACCAGCTGAACCTGCTGGCCCTGCCGCCCAAGAAGCGCCAGCGGCTGGTGTGGCGAGCCGCCAACGAGATGAAGAAGCTGGCCGCCCGCAACGTGCGCCAGCAGCAAGACCCCAACGGCAATGCATGGGCCCCCCGCAAGCGGGGCAAACGCAAGATGCTGCGCGGCCTGCCAAAGCTGCTGGTGATCCATGAGCCAAGCCAGGATGTGGCCGAGCTCGGGTTCAAAAAGGGGGCAATGAACGTTCATGCCGGGGTTGTCGCCAACACCCACCAGAAGGGACACACCTACAAGGTGACCGCGGCCAGTCGGCGCCGTATAGCCTCCAGCGATGGCGGCAAGAACAAGCAGGCCAGCAAGGCGCAGGCCCGCAAGCTGCGGGAGCTGGGGTTCAAGCGTCCAGGCAAGCGCAAGCGGGCATACAGATCGGCATCGCTCGGCTGGATAACCGGCAATCTCAACTACGCGCAAGCGGGGTTGCTGATCAAGAAGCTCAAGGACGAGCCGGTGAAAGAGAGCTGGGAGATTGAGCTGCCAGCCCGCCCGTTCCTCGGCGCCAACACCAAGCAACGAGAGCAAGCCTTTGCCCGCGCCCTGCAAAGCATCAACTACGGCTGGGACGTCAACAAGCAAGAGATGAAGAGGAAATAACGCCATGTGGCCTTATGTACAGATCAACAACTTGAACCAGATGCAGGGGCCAGTGACGGAAGTCGAGCGCCACCTGCTGTTCATCGGCACCGCACCGACCAACACCGGCAAGCTGCTTTCGCTAAACACCCAGAGCGACTTCGACAAGCTGCTGGGCGAGGCCGACAGCGAGCTGAAAACCAACCTGCAAGCCGCCATGGTCAACGCCGGTCAGAACTGGACGGCTGCCGCCTTTGTACTGCCCCCCGACATGGACTGGAAAGATGCCGTCCGCGAAGCCCAGAAAACCCAATCCTTCGAGGGCTGTGTGGTACTGGGTCAGGAGTGGGACGAGGCGAAAATCAACGCCGCCCACGCCCTCAACCAGGAGCTGATCGCCAAGATGGGGCGCTGGCAGTTCATGCTGCTGGTCGTGGCTGGCATCGTCACTACCCTCGAAGGCGGCCAGGACTGGAGCGAATACGAGGCCAAACTGGTCGCGCTTCAAGATGGCATCAAGGCGGAATCCGTCACCCTGCTGCCGCAGCTGTGGCCCAACCTCGCCGGGGCCTACGCCGGTCGCCTCTGCAACCGTGCGGTGAGCATCGCCGACAGCCCAGCCCGGGTGAAAACCGGCGCCATGGTGGGCCTTGGCAACAAGCCGAAGGATAAAGACGGCACCGAGCTGCCGCTGGCAACCCTGCAAACTCTCGAACAGAACCGCTATTCGGTGCCGATGTGGTACCCGGACTATGACGGCATCTATTGGGCCGATGGCCGCACCCTGGACGCCGAGGGCGGCGACTACCAGGTGATCGAAAACCTGCGGGTGGTCTACAAGGTGGCCCGCCGGATGCGCCTGCGCGCCATTGCTCGCGTAGCCGATCGCTCCTTCAACTCCACCCCGGGCAGCACCGCCGCCGCCATCATGTACTTCGGCAAAGACCTGCGCGAGATGGCCAAGGCCGTCACCATCAACGGCCAGCTGTTCCCGGGCGATATCGCCTCACCCAAGGATGGCGATATCACCATCAAGTGGACGGCCAAGAACTTGGTCTCCATCTACGTGGTGGTGCGCACCGTGGACTGCCCCAAGGGGATCGATATCAACATCATGCTCGATTTGAGCCTCAACAACGGGGAGGGCTAACCCATGACCAGACGTATTTCAGGCCAGAGCTTCGATACCGAACTGATGGGCGCCATGGTGCACGTCGAGAAGGCCAGCCTCTCCATCACCGACAACAGCGCTGTGGCGCAAACCCGTGGCATTCCTGACGGCTATGTCGATGGGGATGTGGCCGCAGAGCTGGAGTTCGAGCTCGATGCCAAGAACTTCACCCTGCTGAGCGATGCCGCCAAGCGGGCCGGTAGCTGGCGCGGGATGAAGCCTGACGATGTGCTGTTCTACGCCGACACCGGCGACGAACAGATGAAGGTGGAAGCCTTCGGCGTGAAGCTCCAGATCTCTGACCTGCTGGATGTTGACCCAAAGGGGGGCAGCAAGGGGGTACACAAGATCAAGGGTTTCGTCACCTCCCCCGACTTCGTTCACATCAATGGCGTGCCGTACCTCTCCGAAGACGACACCCGCCACATGAAGGGCTAACGGATGGATCTGATCGACCGTGCCACCCAACACGCCGAGCGGATGCTGGCGGCCCAGTTGGATAACCAGCTCGGCCGCAGTCATCACCAGGGCGAGAGCCTGTACCACTGCGAGGAGTGCGGCGATCCGATCCCGGATGCGCGCCGCCTGCATGTGCCGGGTGTGCGCCTGTGTGTCAGCTGCAAGAGCCGCGCAGAACGGCGCGGGCAATAACGAGAACGGGATATGAACCCTATGCCAAACAAAGACCCCACCCTCTGGGCCGCCCTGCTGGCCTGGTTGATGGATAACTGGCCCGCCGTTTCCGGGGCTCTGCTGGCGTTGAGCATTTCATTTATGCGCATCACCTATGACGGCGGCAGCGGGCGCCGCCGCCTGATCGAATCAACCATGTGCGGCCTGATCACCTTGGCCGCCGCATCCGGTACCACCCTGCTCGGCGTCCCCTATGAGGCGGCCCCGTTTATCGGCGGTGTGGTGGGGCTGCTCGGGGTAGACATCATCCGCGAGCGGGCCAAGTTGGTGTTCAACAAGAAGGGAGACAGCAATGCCGCGCAGTAACTGCCACCCGCAAGTGGCCGCCTTTCTCGACATGATTGCCTTTTCAGAAGGCACCAAGGGCCGGGGCGATGACGGGTACAACAAACTGGTCAATCCGGCGGGGTTCTTCACCGACTACCGCACCCACCCGAACGTGCTGGTGCAGGTCAATCCAACCCTGAAAAGCACCGCTGCCGGCCGCTATCAGCACCTGTCAAAGCACTGGGCCCACTACCGCGATCAGCTCGGCCTGCCGGACTTTGGCCCCGAGTCGCAAGATGCCTGGGCAATCCAGCTGATCCGCGAGCGCAAGGCACTGGACGATGTGCTCAAGGGCCGCATCAGCCAAGCGATCACCAAGTGCGCCAACATCTGGGCCAGCCTGCCGGGCGCCGGTTATGGCCAGCGCGAACACAAGCTGGCTGATCTGCTGGCCAAGTTCACTGAGTTCGGCGGGGTGCTGGCATGAACATCCTCAAGGAGTTGTTCTCCAACCTGCTGTTCGTGCTGGTGCTGGCCCTGCTGGTCGCGCTGTTTGCCGGGAACAAGGTACTCGACCAACGCACCAAGGCGCTGGCCGATGCCAACGGCACCATCAGCACCTTGCAGCTGGCCAATCAGCAGATGGCCGAAGAGTTCAGGGCTCTTTCGCTGCAGGAGTCTGGCTTGCGCGCCCTGCTTAAACACCAGAACGCCGCCTTGGCCGAGCTTGACCAACTGAACAGGAAAACCGCCGATGAACTGCAACAAGCCTTGGCCACGCCACCGGAAGGCCGCCCGAACTGCGCTAGTGAGCCTCTGCCTGTTGGCGCTCTGCGCCTGCTCCAGCCAGCCCACAACCGTGGTGCAAACCAAGGTGGTCAAGCGGCTTCCGCCGCCGGGGCTGGTACCAAACTGCCCGGAACCTGAGTTCACGGGGACAACCTACGGCGATGCCGTGCGGTTTATCCCAACCATGCAGACGGCCATGCGCCGCTGCCAAACCCAAATCAACACCCTGAACCACTGGATTGAACAAGAGGAAAACAACTAATGGCAAACCCGATTATCACCCTTGAAGTAGCCGGTAAAGAGCTGAAGTTCGCCCCCACCATGGTGGCCTATAACGGCTTTCTCAACGGCATGATGCCGACCGACAAGGTGGCACCGGCCCACAACTACCTGAAAAAGATCGTCTGCCAGGAAAGCAAAGAGGCGCTCGATGAGCTGCTCAAACGCCCGGGCGCGGCATTGCAACTGGCCGCCGCCATTAACCAGCAGTTCGCCCCCGATCTGGAGATTACTGTAAAAAACTGACGGCGCGCGCCGAGGCCATCGAGCGCAACCAACTGGAGCAGGCGCTGGCGCTGCGGCGCCACTTCCTGCCCCATGACGATGACGATATCGACAGCCTGGCCCGCGCCATCTGGTTAGACAAGCACGTAAGAGAGTCCAACGCCGCCGCCGTGGCAGAGGGCATCGCCAAAGCATTCAACGGATAACGACCTATGGCCTGGATGGAAAAATTGATGATGCAGGTGGCTTTGGTGGATCAAGTCACCAAGCCCCTTGCTGGCATCAATGCCCAGATGGACAAGGTCAGCAAGGCAGGCCGTCAGGGCTGGAGCAGCATGGCTATGGGGGCCACCACGGTGGCCGCCGGTGGCATGGCGATCCAGTCTGCTCTGGGCCCAGCCATCGAAATGGATCGGGCGCTGGGTGAAGTGGCCTCGCTCGATGTGCAAAAGGATGTGCTCGGGGCGTTGGGGCGCGAAGCGCTGGCCCTATCGGTGAAGTACGGCGAATCGGCCACCGAGATTGTCCGTTCCTCCTACGATATCCAGTCGGCGATCGCGGGGCTGGAGGGTAACGAGTTGCCAGCCTTTACCCGCGCCTCCACCACCTTGGCCAAGGCGACCAAGGCCGACACCGCCACCATCACCAACTACATGGGCACCATGTACGGCATCTTTGAGCAGCAGGCCAAGATGATGGGCAAGGCCAACTGGGTGGAAGACTTGGCAGGCAAGACCGCTACAGCGGTGCAGATGTTCAAGACCACTGGCCAGGGCATGGCAGATGCCTTCGGGGCGATCGGGGCGAACGCCACCGCCGCCGGGATCTCGATGGATGAACAGTTCGCCGTGCTCGGCCAGCTGCAAGCCACCATGAGCGGCGGCGAGGCCGGTACCAAGTTCAAGGCGTTTCTGGCTGGTGTGGGCGGTGCCCAGAAGGCGCTGGGTCTGCAATTCACCGATGCAGCGGGAAACATGCTGCCGGTGCTCACCGTGCTGGACAAACTCAAGGCCCGCTATGGCGAAACCCTGAGCGTGGCCGAAGGGGACGAGCTCAAGAAGGCATTCGGATCTGATGAAGCGGTCAGCATGGTAAAGCTGTTGATGACCAACACCAAGGGGCTCGCCACCAACATCAACGCGCTGGCCAACACCCATGGTATGGGAAAGGCAGAGCAGATGGCCGCCGCAATGACAGACCAGTGGCAGCGGGTCGAGCAAGCCTGGTTTGCCATCCGCGCCGCTGCGTTCGGGGTGGTGCTGCCCGCCATCAATGCCGTGGTGGGTGCCTTTGCCGATGGCGCCAACGACGTGCTGCGCTGGACGCACCTCTTCCCGAACCTGACCAAGCTGATCAGCTATGCCGCGCTGGCCATCGTGGGTTTGAGCATGGTTACCGGCACTTGGATGCTGGTTGCCGGTATTGCCAAGCTGGCCACGCTGGGGCTGGGTATCGCCTGGTCAATCATCATTGCCCCGCTCAACCTGCTGAAAGCGGGCCTTGTGTCGTTCCGCGCCATCATGCTGGCGGTCAACATCGCCATGTACGCCAACCCCATTGGCCTGATCGTGGCGGGCATCGTGCTGCTGATCGGCGCGGTGGCAGCTGTCATCTACTACTGGGACGACCTGAAAAAGACCTTCTCTGACTGGGGCGTGTTCCAGCTGCTCGGCAAGTCCATCGACTGGCTGATCGACAAGCTGAACATGATCCCGGGCGTCAACATTGAAGCGGGCTCGATGCCTGATCTGAACCTGCCGAACCCTGCCAACATCAATGCCCCGCTCGCTCGCTATCGCGAAGGGGGGAGCAGCATCCCATCGGGTGGGCTTGGCCAGCAGCTGATCCAGGCCAACGCAGCTGCCACCACCGCCAACCAGAAACCGGCCAAGGTGCTGCACATCGGTGAGGTGCACATGACCAGCCAGAACCCGATGACCCCTGAGCAGATGGCCGAAAACGCATGGCTGGAGACCCCGTGATGAGTGATGCCAAGTACATCGATATCTGGGTGGTAGACGGGGCATGGCAGCTGGATGCCGGTGGCCAACCCCGTTACACCCAAGACCGCCACAGCATCGGTCAGGACATCAAGCACCGGATCATGGAGTCAGGGCTGGCCAGCAAGCTGATCGGCGAGCGCAGCCCCACCCTCCGCGCCGATGTGATGACCGAAATCGAGCTGCTGGTCGAGAACGACACCAGGCTGATCCCCGGCACCATCGTGATCAGCGAAGAGGCACCCGACCGCATCCTGGTCACCGCCCGCACTTATGAATTTGGCGATCTGGAGGTAACCCTGTGAACCTGCGCCCAACCGTGGATTTTATGGCCCTGCTGGCAAAAAGCGGGGTACCGACAACCGAAGAGGCCATGGAGGTCGAGCTCAAGAAGGAGGTGGAGGCCGCCGGTTCGCTCATCACCAACGACAGCGATGTGAGCCCGTTCTGGCGGCTGGTACGCGCCGTGGTCATCACTCCGGCGCTGTGGCTGATCCGTATCCTGCTGGCGGGCCATGTGCTGCCAGCCAGCTTTGCCGCAACGGCGACAGACAGCTATCTGGATCTCAAGGCGTGGGATGTGGACTTGACCCGCAAGCCAGCCCAGAAGACCAGGGGAATCGTCAACTTCACCAAGGTGAACCCGGCAGAGGCCACCACGATCCCGGATGATGTGTGGGTCACCACCGAGCGCATCAACGGCACCATCTACCGCGTCAAGCCGGTGCAGGCGATGGTGAGCCCTGCGGGTGAAGCGGTGGCGCGGGTCGTCTGCGAGGCCGAGTTCGCCGGGGTGGCATGGAATCTGGCCCCCGGCTATTACAACCTGCTGAGCAAGCCGATCACCGGCATCCTGTCTGCCCGCAACTCAGAGAAGGAGTGGATCACCACCCAGGGCGCAGACGCCGAGAGCAATGATGCGCTGGGCCTGCGCATCAAGAACCAGTTCTCGGCAGTGGGTCGCTATCACATCGACGCCATCTATCGCTCCATGCTGGCCAGCGTGGCAGGCATTCGCGCCGATCACATCTTCTTCGAGCACGATGCTCCTCGGGGGCCGGGCACCGCCAACGCCTTCATCCTGCTGGAGGTGGGTACCACTCCCGCCAGCTTGATCGAAAAGCTCAATGACTACGTGAACAACCAGGGCAACCACGGCCACGGAGATGACCTGCAGGTGATGGCCATGCCGGAAACCGAGCACTCCCTGCACCTTGAGCTGTGGCCGATCGAGAACTTGGCCGCCGAGCAGCGGCTGGCGCTGGTCAACGACGTGAAGCTGCTGATCCAGGCAGCATTCCGGCAATCAGCCGACTACCCGGCAGTGACCCGCACATGGCCACAGTCACGCTTTTCACTGAGCCAGCTGGGCCGCGAACTCCATCAGGCATTCCCAGAGATCAAAAGCCTGCACTTCACCGAGCTGGATATCGTCTCTGGTCTCACCATCCCGCGACTGAATGCGCTGGAGGTGTTCCTCCATGACTAAGACAACCGAGCTCAACCACCAGGACAAAGCCCCACAGTTGCCAGACAGCACAGCCCCCTGGTGGGAAGACGGCAAGACCATCGCTGATGGGGTACAGGAACCCGCTTTCTTGGCCAAGGGCATCATGGCGTTCTGGCGCCGGATGCGTGGCTGGCTGTTGCAGCCGTTGGCGCAACAAGACCCGCTGACCTGTTCAGAGGCCATGCTGGCGTTGCTGGCATGGGAGCGCGATATCACCCGCTTCAAGGGGGAGCCGCTCGCCCTGTTCCGCAAGCGCGTCAAGTTCGCCTTTATCAACGCTCAGGACTCGGGAGAGGTGGCGGGCTTCAAGCGCATTTTTGAACGTCTTGGCATCGGTTGGTGCGAACTGCACGAACGCCAGGACGGTACCCCGTGGGACGTTATCACCATCGAGGTGGCTGACAGCGCCCTGACACAAAACCAGCAACTGATGGAAACCCTGATCCAGCACTACGGCCGCACCTGCCGCCGCTACCGCTTCCAGGTGCTCTATCCGGCGATGGGATATCTGCATGCCGGCCGTATCGACATGGGCCATCAGGTGTTCGCCGCCACCCTCAATAAACCAGCCTGCAAGGGTTACCTGCGCGCCGGTCAAATCCATTTCATTCAACACGTTTTTGGGGCCACCCTGCCCCGCAAGGAGTCCTGATGAGCCAGGTCATTACCAACGCATTCGAACAATATTGGCAGTCTTGCTTGGCCGCAGAGAAACCGGTCGTGCTGGATGAGTTTATTCTGGCTGATATCCCCAATCTGGATATCACTTCCCCCATTGATCCGGAGACCGGCATGCCGCCGGAAAGCCAGATCGTGCATCGCCAGAACGTGGACCAGCGCGGCCGCATCAATAACAACGCGGTGGCCTACACCATCGTGATGGATACCACGGTCGGCGACTTCTCGTTCAACGCCATGTACCTGCGCAACAAGCAGAACGGCGTGATCGGGATGATTGTCTACAAAGGGCGCGAGACCAAGCTCAAGACCGACCAGACCACCGGCCAGACCGGCAACTCCCTGGTCAAGTCGATGCTGATGGGTTACGACCAAGCCGCCGAGGCCACCCTCACCCATGTAGATGCAGGAACGTGGCAGATTGACTATGCCGCCAGCCTGCGCGGGATGGATGAAGACCTGCGCCAGCTTGCAAGCCAGCTATATGGTCATCACACATTTATCGGTGACGGCTTCAAGGTGGTCGAGAAGGATGGCGCCTATCAGGTCACCAAGGGCGTGGCTATCGTAGGCGGCCTGCGGGTCGAACTGAAAGCGCCAGAGGTAATCCACCCGGGCACCAAGCCGATCGGCGTCTGGGTTGATGTACATCGTGCAGGTTCGCTGCTCTCAGAACACCAGAACCACTTCACCATCATCACCAGCGTGGCGGATCTGACCGACCATGTGGACAGCAACGGCTATCAGCACTATGTGGCCAAGCTCGCCACCGTGCTGGCAGATGGAACTATCGAGGATGGCCGAGGTAGTGCAGGAGGTGGCAGTGGTGGGGCTGGTTCAATCCCTGACACCTTCGCCCTGTGGAAGCGATCGATGGCTGAGGCAGATTATGACCTGATAGGCCAGTTCGGCACCAAGAATGTTATTGAAAAAGCCAATCAGGTGCTTCTGAGCAAAGATGGAACGCAGGTTTATGCATGGATGGGGGAGCTGCCGAAGAGTATTGATGAGGACTCTACTCCAGGGACCTCGAATGGTTTAGTAAATAACCTATGGAAGGAAGTCAGTAGCGAAACTCTTAATTACAAGATGGCTGAAGCTGGCGGAAGCAAAAGAATTGGTTTTGAACAAGCTGGTTCAGGCTCATATGCCAGAACAGTGGGGAGTAAACTGCAAGAGCGTATAACCCCAATGGATAAAGGGGCGGTTGGTGATGCAAAAACGAACGACCAAGCAGCATTCGATGCGCTAGAGGCGTCCTTCTCAGGTCAAGTCGTTGACCTGATGAGCAAGACATACCTTGTTGCAGCTATACCAACAGGTAACCGTTACGCCAACGGATATTTTAAGGTTGGTTCAAGTACGTTCAAAGCCGTGTTCGACACCGCCCCAAAGTTTGGATCTGGACGCATTGTTAGTGGAGAAGGGGCTCTGGCATCGCTGGCAGATGATTATGATATTGGTCCTGACGGGTTTGTCGCCGCCATGGGGCCTGGGGCAATGGGTAGCGCCACCAGAGTTAAAAAGGCTATGGCATGGGGACCTGGCTCGATGTCAGAGGGGATAACGCTGAGGGATAATATCGGCATCGGTGAGGATACCCTCAAGTTCATCGAATCAGAAAGCCCAGACTACGGACCTTTTCCCGGTACGAGAATGCTGGCGATTATGAGCAATTCATTCCGGTTCGCCACAACGGCAAACCGTGGTGTAGGACTTGGTAGAAACACAGCTCAGGCAGTTACCACATCAATTAAGGTAACTGCGACTGGCGCTAATGCGGTATCGTCATATTGCCCGATTGATTGGACAGGAGAGATAACCAACCCGACACCTGTAACAGCCGATGGCATTACAGCATATGGCGCCGACACTCTATCTCTTTGTGATGGCGCAGAAGATACTGCAATCGGCGTTAGCGCTGGCCAGAACATCAAGAAAGCTGATGGAAACTATTTCGGAGGCGCTGGAGCCGGTAGATTACTTGACTCTGACCTGTCTAATGCAAATAAGGTATTAGATCTCACTGTTCGCACTGGGACATACACGGTGAGCGGGACCGCTGTAACTGTCAAAGCAACTGGAGTATCCGCAGTTGTTGGTAACCGTGTGCGGTTGCGGGCAACTACAGGCCCCTTGGTGCTATCGGACGCGGTTGATGTTGTGGTGGTCACTGCCCCCACGGCTGACCAGTTCACATTCACCTGTCCCGTTGCATTCTCTGGTTCTGGCAACATTGAAATTACCAAAGTAGAGACAGCAACCACGCGCACGCCAAGTCGCTGGAACTCACTCTGCGGTGCTCGTTCCGGTGAGCTTGCCACATCCATGCAGGAGTGCGCTTTTAATGGATACAGCACAGGAAAGGTATTTAACGGTACGGCAGCCACGTTACATGGTTGGGGATCCGGCTTTTTCCTGGAATCGGGAACGAAAATATCAGGGTATGGGCATATGTCGTTGCGATTTATGCAGGACGGAACGCCAGCCACTAACCTGACCAACGTTACGGGGCTTGGCGCCAACTCCAAGGTTTCTGGCGATAACCAGCTCCAGCTCGGTGACTCGGCTACCACCCCTTACGCTTTCGCCCCGCTGCAAATCCGATCCGATGAGAGAGACAAGAGCCTGCAGCGTAGAATACCGGGAGAGTTGGCAGTTAAGTTTGTAAGAGGATTGGAGGCGTGGTTCTACAAAATGGACCTACGTGATGACTACTTCGAAGAGGAGTTTGTACAAGTAGGCATTGACGAAAAAGCTATGCCGATTTTTGAAGCTCGCTTAAAGCCAATCCCAAAAGATGGAAGTAAGACCCGTAAGCGTGACCATGCAGGGTATCTGACACAACAAGTAAAGCGGTTGATGGATGAACTCGGTATTGATTTTGGTATTTACCAGGACCACTTAGTAAATGGTGGATGTGACGTTCAGTCGCTTGCTTATGAACAGTCTATTCCAATGATATCGACAGCTGTTGGCGTGATATTGGATAGATTGGATTTAATCGAAAAGAGGCTGGGAAATATTGATGCTGGTAAATGAAAGTTTGCCATTAGGCAGCTGTTTAACAGTTGCACCATATCAAAATAGAGTCGGGCAACAGCAGAACACCATAAAAATAATAGTCGCCAAACTTCAGGATGGGGCTGATCCCCATCTTCCTGCAGGCCAGCTCCATGCCGTCGCTTGGATGGTGACAGCAACCAGCGAACAGGAACTGGCCGCCAAGTTAGCCGAGGTCTGCGCCGTACTGCCACTGCCTGAGTGGTGCGCCACCCTACGCCGCCTCACCGCAGAGAACGACCTGATGGCACAACCAGCTGCGGCCATGGTGCCTCGCTGGAAGGCGGACGACACGCTGATCTGGGATCCGCTGCGTCGTCACATGCAGGTCTCTGCCGCTCGCGATGCCATGCAGCAGAGCGAGGACAATACGCCATCACCGGACAGCACCCGCGCCAAGCTGGCAGCGCTGACCAACAAGCGCACCGCCCGCATCGCAGAACTGGACGCAGAGCTGGCCACCAAGCCGAGCTTGTCCGGAAAGCTGTGGAGCTGGCACGGTTATGGCGATCCGGCGAGCCTTGCCGCCCAGTTGCAGGGGAGCGATCACCCGGATCACAGCCATGCCGTTGGCGCCATGCTGCTCTCAACAGAGCCGCTCACCTACTGGCAGGAGTTAACCCAATGAGCCGGACAGCCATGCTCACCCTGGACGGTGAGCCCATTGTGATGAAGTCGATGCGGATCTCGGCATCGATGCAGTTTCAGGACAAGGACAACAGCGGCCAAACCAGCTCGACCAGCAGCTCGGAGCAGGGGGAGAAGGCCAAGGAGCTCGATGTATCTGGTTTGGTGCCGTTCAACGATGAGCAGACCCTGAACCGGCTGTTTGAGCTGGCCGCAGCCAAGCAAGACGGCGGACAGCGCCATATCTATCGGGTCGGTTCGCTGCTGGCCAAAGGCGTGAAGGTGCGCCAGGCCAAGTTCGCGGGGCGCATCACCGCCAGCGAGCAGGAGGGTCTGTTGGCGTGGCAGGTGCAATTCACCTTGCGCGAACATAACTCGGTACCGGAGAAGCGCGAGCAGCGCCAGCCCAAGCCAAAAGTGACTGTCGGGCAGGGAGCCGAGAACGCATCGACAGCCAATACCCCCAGCACCACAGCCACTACCGAGCAAGAGCAGTTGAGCTCATGGGAAAGGATGGTCAAGGGGCTGGATGACAAGCTGGGAGATGTAATGGCGTGAAACTTGCGACCAATATGACGGTAGGTGGCGAGCAGCGTCACCTGGTAGACCATGACATGGTGCTGGACTTGTCAGTCGGTGGCCGCGCCTCGATGACCATTGAGGGGGCCGCGAGCAAGGGGCAGGTGATGACCGTGGACATTGGCTATAACAGCCAGCTGCGCCGCTGGTTCACCGGCTATGTCTATGATGTGCAACCAGCCGCCAACGGGGCCAGCAAGCTGATGTGTCGTGAACTGGCGGGGGTATTGGGTAGCCGGTTCCCTATCAGCATCCAGCACCCCACCTTGCGCAGCGTGCTGGCGTGGTTGTCTGAACAAACCAGCCTCACCTTCCTGCTGCCTGATGGGGTGGACTACACCGACACCCAGATCCCCAACTTCACCAGCGCGGGAACCGGTTATCAGTTGCTGAACAACGCGGGCCGCGCATTCTCGGTACCGGATTTCATCTGGTATCAACAGCCGGATGGCGCCATCTTCGTGGGCAGTCATGCCCATAGCCGTTGGGCGGGTCGGCCGGTCGAGCTTGATCCGGCCTTCTCTGCACGTCAGGCTGGCAACACCATCACCACCGCGCCGATCCCGGCCATGCGCCCGGGGGCCATCGTCAACGGTCAGCGGGTGGTGCGGGTGCGCCTCAAGGGTGATGAGATGACGCTCACCACCGCCACCCCGGATAAACCGGTCAAGTCGCCAGAGCGCCGCAAGATGGAGGGGGAGTTCCCCGAGCTGGCCGACAAGATGCACCTGCCCAAGTTCGGCCGGGTCGAGGCAATCAGCGACAGGGCGGCCGCTGGCCAGCTCAATGATCCATTCCGCCCGCGCTATGCGGTGGATGTGCAGCTGCTGGGCGAGGATGGCAAGCCGGATGAACAGGCGCCGCTCTATCGCGCCGTGCCGCTGCCGGTGATGTTCGGCGGGCCTGAGCAGGGGCTGCTGCAGTTCCCTGTCGAAGGAACGCTGGTCGAGCTGGGGTTTGCCTTCGGTCGCGCCGATCGACCCTTTATCCGTACTATCCTGGGCACTGGTTGGGCGCTGCCGGATATCGAGCCGGGCGAGCAGCTGCAACAGCAACGAGCCGAAGTGTTCAGCCGCACCGATACTGTGGGCAACCAAACCAGACACACTGACCGCCGACAGCACGACAAGGCGCTGCGGATGATCCGCGAGGCAGACGAGTACCTGGGCGAGTTCGGCCAGCACCAGATGACTGTCTTGGCCAACAGCGTGGAAGAGATTGGGGCCATGAAGCGCATTGAGGCGCTCGGGGATATCGAGCTGCTGACAGCTGAGGATATGATCCTGGGCAGCGCTGGCAACATGAGCACCACCACCGGCGGCAATCTGGAAGAGGATATCGCGCTGGTTCGCCGGGCACTGGCAGGTGAGCTCCAGCACTTCGAGGCGCCAAAGTCGTGGATGGGTACCGAGGGAACCAACATATTCCGCCTGCTAAACCAACTGATGACAGTAGTGGAGCAGCTGGCCGCCACAGCCGCGAGCCACAACCACGGCGGGCCAGGGCCAACCAATGCCGAGACATTCACCGGCCAGAGCCAGCAGGCTGGGCAACTGGCCGGAACCCTCGCCGCCATCATCGAGTAA